AAATAAATTCAAACAAAAATATATCTATTATATCTTCTAAATACGGAATAAATATCAAAAAAAATAGCAAATAAATACATTAATTTTATTTTTTACAAGGTATTTTCAAGCATATTTTTGTTTGCTTTGCATTTATATTTTTAACATTATATCTTCCATTTTCATAAAATTTAAAAACATCATTTTATTCCATTTTTTTCGCTATACAAAAAACGACAATTTTGGCATAGTCGCTCCAGCTCCAGCAGAGAACAAGAGATCACGATACATATTTGTTCTCTTTTTGTTCCCCTGACAACGCAGGAAAAGATTATGCTTGAACAGTTAAATGGCGACTTCATTCAGCGTCTCCGGGCCTTCTATTACGCAGCGCAGACTGAAAACATCCGGAAGGCCGCGGGCATGATGCAGCGCCATCCTTCCACTCTGAGCTATCAGATAAGCTGCCTGGAAAAGGAACTGCACACAACGCTCTTCGAGCGAAGCAAGACGGGTCTGAAACTGACTCCACAGGGTCGGAAACTGCGCAACTGGGCTGTCCGTACATTTGAAAACCTCGATGAGCTCCTGGCCGACGTCAGCTCGAGCCCTGACGTTCTGCAGGGGGATGTCAGTATCAGCACGCTGCGTCCCATGACACCCGTCGTGCTCGACACGATCAGAGAATTTATCCACCAGAATCCCGGCGTTCACATCCATATCCAGACGGATATTTCCCAATCCATTCTGCAGAAGGTGGAGATCGGGAAGTTTGATATGGGTCTGGCCGGCTGCTTCAGGCAGAAAGAAGGGCTTGACTACGACTATCTGTTCTCTTCGGATCCCGTCCTCGTCCTTCCCAGAAAAAATAACTGGCATATTCCGAGGATTCCGTCCTGGGATGACATAGCGAAACTTCCCATCATCGGTTTCAGGGATATCGACACCTGTTCCAGGGACGCCCTGCACAGCATCTTCTATGACGAGCTCCCCGAAAGCGTAAAGGAAAGAGGCGTACTCAGCACGAACAGTTACAACGTTCTCCTCCACTACGTCGGCAGAGGCGCAGGCGCCGCCTTCCTTGATGAACTGAGCTTTTACACTCTCTCTTCCTTTGGCTTCGCCCGTGACGTGGTCAAATACTCACTGGCGCATCTTCTTCCCAAGGTGAACTGCGCCATGGTAAAACGCAGTGGTAAGGTGCTTTCCCCCCAGGCGGCCGCTCTGTATGATTTCCTGAAATCAAAGTATCTCAGCCTCGCCACACTGAGGGGACTGCCGCTCTGGGACGCCCTCCAAAGTGAAATCATGCAGCCCGGAGGCAATCAGGACGCTCATGACTCCGCGTTCCATAAACTGCGCCGCTCCCTTCTCGTGAAAAAAAGAATAGTTCCGTCAAAGCTCAGAAAGGACTGACCCAATTCTATATAATCCGGGGGAAGCCTGCCGGCGTGTGTCCCCCTCAGGGGCAGAACGGGACGGCACGCCCCGCTGTGCAGAATCTTCCGGCCCGCGGCGCAGCCGCGTTCACGGAAATCCCGCTCATGGAGCTGAATATCCTCTGAAAAACGGGAATTTCTTCTTCTCCGCTGCGCCCCGAAAGAGACTGCCTTCACGGCCTGCTTCCGGATAAACTGTTCGCCATTTTATAAAATTTACAAACGTACAATAATTTTATTTATTCCATCACCCGGCCAGCCTGATTCCCGAAACCGGACAGACACTGATTTTCATCCGGATGAAAAAACGGGAAAAGGATTTCCACGCCGCAGGCTGCTTCACAAAGAGGGGGTCCTCCCCTGTCCCTCCACCGCAGACAGAACCCGCCGGACTGCCTCCGGAATACAGCCTGGGGCGCGCATATCGTCCTCCTTTCTCACGGCTCTGAAAGGCGATGCGCGGCGCACCATCTTTTTTGTGTTCCAGAAACACGCGTCTTTCCCGTGGCCGGTGTCCGGGAGAGCCGAAGGCACCAGCCTTGCGTCCGGAGCATCAGGACAGTCTGTTTTTTCCGCGTTTGCCGAAACGGATTTTTTCTCCTATTCGTTACGTACATATCCTGTGGAAAAGCGGCGTCCGCTTCGTTTCTCTCCACTTTCCGGCTGGAGATTCGGCATGTCATCCTTCTTTTCTGTTTTTCGCGTTTTCGCCTGCCTCGCTCTCATTCCGTTACTGCTCTGCACTGCCTCCTGCCAGGACAGCGGCACACAGCAGCAGAAAAAGCCCTTCGGGGTGACCGTCATGGTCATCGAACCACAGTCTGTTCCTGTTCAGACCGAGCTCTCCGCCCGCGTCAACGCGCTCCGGAAAGCAGAAGTACGGCCCCAGGTCAACGGCATTCTCCAGAAGCAGCTTTTCACGGAAGGCTCGCTCGTCCATGAGGGACAGTCTCTTTATAAAATCGATCCGGCGGTCTATCAGGCCAGGGTAGACAGCGCGAAGGCCTCTCTCAACGCCGCACAGGTGCACGCCAACGCCGCGAAGCTCAGAAGGAACCGTGTCAGGAATCTGTACGCGGCCCAGGCTGTAAGCCAGCAGGAATGGGAAGATGCTGACGCCGAATGGCAGCAGGCCGTTGCCAGCGTGGGCGTCTGCCAGGCCGCTCTCAGGCAGGCGGAGATCGATCTCAGGTATACCGACGTGCACGCGCCCATTACGGGGCGCATCGGAAAATCCCGCTTCACACAGGGTGCTCTCGTCACGGCAAACCAGACGGAGCCGCTGGCCGTCATCCAGACCCTTGATCCCATTTACGTGGACATGACCCAGTCAAGCCTGACCATTATGAACTTCAGAAAGAAATTCGAGTCGGGCCTGCTGACGCCGCCCGCGGACAACAGCATGGCCGTGCGCGTCAGGCTGGAAACAGACAATTTTTACAGCCGGGAGGGTGAGCTCAGATTCGCTGATATCAGCGTGGACGAGAGCACGGGCATGGTGCTGCTGCGCGCCGTCTTCCCGAATCCCGACACCGTCCTTCTCCCTGGCATGTACGTGCGCGCCTTTCTGAATGTGGGCACGCAGGAGAGGGCCTTCCTCGTGCCCCAGCTGGCCGTTCAGCGCGATCCGCGCGGCGTGGCGCGCCTCTTCGTGGTGGCCGCGGACGGCACGGCCGAGCAGCGTGAGGTCACCACAGGAGACAGGGTCGGCAGATTCTGGATCATCAGCAGCGGGCTCTCAGAAGGCGAAAAGGTCGTTATCGAAGGCCTTTCCGGCCTGCGGCCCGGCATGAAGCTCAAAATCCTCTCCGTAAAACACTACGCCGAACTCGCGGAACAGAAGAAAACCCGTCCAGTCACGGGAAAGTAAGTCCGGGGAAAGAACCATGTCGCACTTTTTCATCGGGCGTCCCGTCTTCGCCGCCGTCATCGCCATACTCATCTGTCTGGCCGGCGCAATTTCCCTGGCCACCATGCCCGTTTCCCAGTTTCCCAAGCTGACGCCGCCCACAGTATCCCTGACATGCTCCTACGACGGCGCATCAGCAAAAACCATGCAGGACTCCATAGCCCAGGTCATCGAGCAGCGCATGACGGGCCTCGACAAGCTTCTCTACATCAACACGGGATCCAGTTCCGAAGGACGCATGAGCATGCGCCTCACCTTCGATCCCTCCGTTGACGGCGACATCGCCCAGATGCAGGTGCAGAACAGGCTCCAGCTGGCCATGCCAAGGCTCCCGGAAAGCGTGAAAAACGAGGGCGTCCGCGTCCGCAAGGTTTCGGACACCTTCCTGGAATTCTACTCGTTTTATGAGGAAAATGGCCGGATACCAACCTCGGAGATAGGCGACTTCCTTTCCTCCACCCTCGTCGACCCCCTGACACGCCTGGACGGCGTCGGCGACGCCACACTCTTCGGCGCCCCGTACGCCATGCGCATCTGGCTCAACCCCAACAGGCTCCGCTCCTTCAGTCTCACACCCATGGACGTGGTCGACGCGGTAAAAGCCCAGAACGATCAGATTTCCGTCGGCCAGATCGGTGCCCTGCCGAGCACGCCCGATCAGGAAATCAACGTCACCCTGCTTTCTCGCGCCAAGCTCGAAACCATCGAACAGTTCAGGAATATCGTGATCCGGGTGAATCCCGACGGCTCGGCCGTCTTCGTCAGGGATGTGGCCCGCGTGGAAATGGGGCAGGAAAGCTATATCGTCTCATCGCGCCTTGACAGGCGGCCCTCCGTGTCCATCGGCATCCAGCTGACAGAAGGCGCCAATGCCGTGGAAACCCACGAACGCGTGGCCGCTTTCATGAAGCGCATGGAGAAGTTCTTTCCTGAGGGCCTCACCTACACCATCCCCTATTCCACCGTGCCCTTTGTGCAGGCGTCCATCCACAGCGTGTTCCGTACGCTCATGGAAGCCATCATGCTCGTGGCCGTCATCATGTTCCTCTTCCTGCAGAGTCTCAGGGCGACGGTCATTCCCATTGTCGCCGTGCCCATTGTGCTTCTCGGCGCCATGGCTGTCATGAAGGCCACGGGAACATCCATCAACACCCTGAGCATGTTCGGCATGGTGCTCGCCATCGGCCTTCTGGTGGACGACGCCATCGTGGTCGTTGAGAATACCGAACGCATCATGCATGAGGAACATCTGTCTCCCCTGGAAGCCACCCACAAGTCCATGTCGCAGATAACCTACGCCCTTATCGGCGTGGCGGCCGTCCTGTCAGCCGTCTTCCTGCCCATGGCCTTTTTCGGCGGCATGCCGGGCGCCATCTACCGCGAGTTTTCCCTGACCATTGTGTCGGCCATGGTTCTCTCCGTCTTCGTGGCCCTCGTGGTCACGCCGCCCATGTGCGCGAGACTCCTCAGGGAACACGGCACAGGCGGGGGAACAGGTCCTTTCCGATGGTTCAACCGCTTCGTGGACGCCTCCACGCACAGGTACAGCCGGGCCGTGCGGACATGGACGCATCACGGCGGCCTCGTCATGTCCGTGTATGTCCTTATCATCGCGGCCTGTGTCTGGGCCCTGCGCGCCATGCCGACCTCTTTCCTTCCCGTCGAAGATCAGGGTTCCCTCCTCATGAACGTCTTCCTGCCTCCGGGGTCCACGCGTGAGGACACGAGCCGTGTCTGCGCGGAAATCGAGGATTACATCATGAACAGGGAAGGAGACTGCGTGGATCACCTGGCCATCATGCTCGGCCTCGGACCCAACGGCGCCCGAGGGCAGAACATTGCCTCGGGCTACATGCGCCTGAAGCCCTGGAACGAACGCACGGATCCTGAGAAGAGCGCCGGAGCCATCGTACGCCGTGCCAGAGCCCGCTTCGCGGACAACCACGAGGCGCGCATCGTTTTCCTGCAGCCGCCGCAGGTGAGCGGTCTCGGACAGTCCTCTGGCATTTCCATGGAACTGGAAGACCAGGGATCTCTCGGATACGACGCCCTCATCAAAGCCAGGGAGGAGCTTCTGGCCATGGCCAGAAACAGCCCGAAACTCTTCAATCCGCACACCACGTCCCTGGATGATATCCCGCAGGTGCGCCTCGACATCGACGACCTCAAGGCAGGAGCCTACAGTCTCTCTGCGGCGGCCATCAACAGCAATCTCAACGCTGCCTGGGGCGGCACCTATGACAACGACTTCGTGGACCGCGGCCGCATCAAGCGCGTCTATGTGCAGGGCGATGCCCCCTACCGCATGAATCCTGACAACATGCATCTGTGGTACTTCCGCAATACGAAGGGCGAGATGGTCCCCCTGGACGCCGTGGCAACGGCAAAATGGACACAGGGGCCGGCCATGCTGGAACGCTACAACGGCGTTCAGGCTACGGCCATCACAGCCTCAGCCGCTCCAGGCGTCAGCTCAGGCGACGCCATGGAGGAAATGACAAGGCTCGTGGAAAAACTGCCCCAGGGCATAGGACTCGAGTGGACAGGCCTGAGCTACCAGGAACAGCAGTCCGGGCATCAGGCGCCCTTCCTCTATGCTCTCTCCATTCTGGTGGTCTTTCTCTGCCTGGTGGCCCTCTATGAAAGCTGGACCATTCCCATCGCCGTCATCCTGGTGGTGCCCATCGGCGTCCTCGGCGCTCTCGGGTTCAGCACCATGCGCGGCCTCTATAACGACATCTATTTCCAGGTCGGTCTGCTCGCCGTCATCGGGCTGTCGGCCAAGAACGCCATTCTCATCGTGGAATTCGCGAGAGCCCTGGCCGGTCAGGGCAAAAGCATACGCGAGGCGGCCGTGGAAGCCGCCCGGCTCAGGATAAGGCCCATCATCATGACTTCCCTGGCCTTCCTTCTGGGCGTCCTGCCGCTTTCCGTGAGCCACGGCGCCGGCGCAGCGAGCCAGCATGCCATCGGCACGGGCATCATCGGCGGCACCTTCCTCGCCACGGCGCTTGGCATCTTCTTCATCCCCGTGTTTTTCGTGGTGGTCAACCGGGTTTTTCTCTCACGCAGGAGGAAAAAGGATCTCGCGGCACGCGCGGAAAAGCCGGAAACGTCTGCAAAGGACGCGTCATAGAGGAATACCGGAGGGGCCGGCAGGAGGCTGGCGCATCAAAAAATCTGTATATGTCAGGGCGTGAAAAACATACGGGTCCCTCTTCCAGGCATGTTCCGCACCTCTTTATATGCATCCCTTGCCCTGCCGGCCTCCCGCGTGCTATATCTCTCAGAAGGGCTGTGCTGTCCCGCGGTGCATATTCGTTGAGGTAGGGGCGGTCGCGCGCGGATCGCCGGTAGGCACAGGGACATGCATGGGCTCTGTAGTTACGGGATAAGTTCAGCGCGGCACCGGAAGGCCCGGTGCCCAAGAAAGGAGATCCAATTTGAGAGATGTTGGCACGCTTTACAATCCTGAAAAGCTGAAATACGCCGCCGGCAGTTATTTTGATATGAGCGGCGAAGAAAGCACACTCGAGCTTTTCTGGCCCAGTCCTTCCGAAGACGACATACGCAAGGTGCAGTACGGCAGAGCCACATTCGGCCTCTGGTATTCCAATTACGGTGACGTCTACTTTCTGTATCACTTCGAAGATGATCCGTGGTCCGATTCCGTCTTTTCAACCATGCAGCTCGCTCCTGAGAAGCGCATCCGTCCGCCCAAGATCTACGGGCACAAGAGGCTGAATCTCGATATCACGCTGGTGGACGCCGACAGCGGCATCGTCCGCGCCACGCGTCAGGTTTCCCTCTCCGTTTCCTTTTCCCGGAAGATGTGCGCCAGCGTGAACCGCCAGTTCTCTGAACGTTATCTCGCCTCCTGGAACCTTGAGGATTTCCAGAAGCGCTGCCGCGAGATTTACGCCGAGTACCCGCAGTCCGTGGATATCACCCGGGCCCCCGGGTGTATCATCTGCCAGGCTCCTGAAATTCAGCCTTTCTATCTCGAAGAAAAGAACGTCCAGATGTAGCGGGGCGGCCCGTGGGAGGAGAAACGCGCCAGGCGAGAACCGGCCTTCTGGTCTGGAGTTACAGGGAAGATTTCGCCCGTTCGCTCTGTGATGAACGCGGCGTGGCACTGACGCCCGGCTTCTTTACCGGCGTGCGCGGCACGCGCTCGCAGACCAGAGCCCTTCAGATGGCCCGCGAGGCTGCCCGGCGCGCGGGCTCTCCCCTGTTTGCCTATATGGCCGAGGTGACACTTTCCTTCCCCGCGGACGTGCCTCCGGCCGAAATCAGCAGGGGACGGCACGACAATACATTCCCCTGGCAGCTCGTGGACGCCGGCCAGGGGCACATGCTCCGTACCCTCAGAGACCGCGTGGTGCGCGCCGTGGATCCCTCTTTTCCCACGGGACCCAGGGCCCTGGAAAATCTCATCGGGCGCAGCCCCGCCCTGTTCTTCAGACGCTTCTTCTCCTGCCCCCTGTTTTCGGCCGTGCGCATGGTCAGCTGGACGCTGCCGAAGGACCACGGCGGATGGAGCGGACTGCACCTCGCCACAGTCCTGACGCCGGCCATAACCGGTATTTCCCTGCTTTCTCCCTCCCGGGACCTTCTGGCAGGTCTCGAAGGAGTGGAGAGACGCAGGCGCCTCGGATACCTGCTGGGCACTTCCCTTTCCCCCGGGGAAAGCAACTTTAATAAATTCAGTTAGTTAACAATTATCCTGCACCAAACGAAGGTGCAGCCGGATCAGCCGCCGCACAGCCCCCTGGGATATACCAGCCCAGGGGGCTTTTTTATTTCTGGAGTCCCCGACAGGGAACCTCTGCGCAACCTTGTCGATGCTTGGAGCTTCCCCTCACGTTGCATGACGCGATCACCTTTGTGCAGAAATGCCTTGTCTCCTAGTAAGATTTTTCTCTCTTTTTCCTGCTCTCAGGTTTCACAAAGAACAGGTCTCGAACGTAGAACTCGGAACGAGGTTTTGTGATATAGTCCCACATATTGCCGCAGGTAATGAGCGGCTGCCCGATGGGCAGGCTGAAAAGGTAGCCAGTAGCTTTGAGGGCGGGTTTCACCATCGCGGCTGGCTCATCGTGTTCCAGCGCCTTGATAATAGAGCGTCCGAACGCCACAATACTCTCGGGAGCTGCAGCGGCAGGAGACATCTGATAGCCATAAGCCGAGGCAATACCGTTCACGACATCACGCACGCCCATGATGCTCTGAAACGGATAAGCCAGTTCCGTTCGTGCCGCCCAGATACGCCAGTCCTCGTCATCGTCAGGTCCCCTCCCAGCTATGATTTCGGAGAGTACACAGGGAATGAACCACAGCAGGAGCGCTGAGTTGGCCGCACGGAAAATTCCCGAGGGAGAAAAGTCATCGCGGAGCTCACGGATGTGCCTGGCTCCAAGATTGTAGAGTGTGTTGAAGTACGAATAGTACATCGTGAAAAGCTTCTGCAGGTCGGAGCCTCGTTGGATAGCGGCGAGGTCCTTCGTGGAGCCGGAACCCTGCGCCTGCCTGACGCAGGAGTCGGCATATTCTGCGGCGCGGACGGTGTCGCCACTGTAATCGGTAAGCCCCTTCTCATACGCACCCCACCATGTAGGCAGGTCAACTCCGAGCTGGACGATCCCCATTGGGACAAAAGCCTTCTGCTTGAGGATGTTAACCCAGTTGCGGACCGTTCCCACCTGAAGGCTCTTGGCCATATCGCGTATTTCCCGGTCGTAACTCTCCACGCGGGTTGCCATGAAGGCGCTGCGGGCCACAGTTTCCTCCCACAGCTTGCCGAGGCGGAAGGGATTGCCGAAAACTTTGAGAAGTCCGGCCATGGTCCATTTTGCGCCGATTACATCGATGGTCTGGGTAATGCCAACGGGTTGGGTCAGAATGGTGGTGGCCTTGAATCCCATGGTCATGATGGACCCTGCGGATCTGGCCCATCTCGCTAGGGCGTTTAACTGGGACATGGGGTTCTGGCGTTCCTGGGCGCAGTCCTGCAACCAGGGCATGAGTTGACGGTAGTATTCTTTCCCAGCAAAGTTCTCGATAGCCGAACGCACGTCTTCGCTGCGGATAACGCGCGCCACATCGATAATGGCCTTACGGAAAGAGATGTCGTGAACAGTGTTGTAAAGATGATCCGGGATGACAGAAAGCTCCAGAAGAAGCGGTGATTCATTGCCACCCGCCTGCCGCTCCTTGAGATGTCCGTGCTTTGTCTGGGCGGTTCCGTAGTTCCTGCCACCGAACAACTCCTGATCCATCTCCTTCTGGTCGCGGGCGAACTGTTTGAAGGATTTAGAGGAGTTGTACCTGATGGGGTAGTAACCGCCAGAGAGTGTCAGGGTTTTGCCGTCCGCAGTTGTCACCTGGAACGGTGTTGCCTCAACGGCTCTGGGGCGCACGCCGGTGATCTCTTCCTGAACCCTAAAGGACTCGGGCCGGAACGTTTCGAAGTACTTCCACACAGCTTCCACGAACTTCCAGTCTCGTGCGTCCAGTTCGGACACGATGTCGGCTATCTGCGCCTCCGACCACTTATGCCCGGTCATGATGCGCTCCTTGTTCGTCTGGTTCCCCAGATTAAGAGCCACGGCAATGCGGTTCTCTTTCGTAAGAGACTCACCGATGGACGGCACAAGTTTCTTCTTCAGACCCATGACGGAGAGTTCCTTCGCTGTGTACATGCCGAAAACATTCTCCTTGAGATACTTTCGCACTTCCCTGAGTTTGAGAGCCTGGGCAGAATCAGCCTGCGCGATGGGGCGATAGATGAGTTCCCATGCCAGTCCCTGCTTTCCGCCGTCCATCTGGAGGCACAGTTCCTCGATCTTGGTGTGGCTTGCGTGGATACGTTTCAGCGTGGAGACGATGCGGGACTCTTCCTCGACGGTTTTCTGAAACTGTGGCCTGCCATGAGCCGTAATGGAGAACGCAAGCTGTTCGCACATCTCCTTCAGACTTTCCTTACGGTCGGACGTCAGAAGTTTGCGCTGATTTCGCTCAACCATAATAATCTGCCTGATGGCGTCGGCCAGCTCGGAAAACTGAACGGCTGTCATGGCCGTCCATGGGGTGTCTGTCGACATGACTTCCGGATCAAGAAGGAGCTCAAACCCGTTCTTCTTCAGTTCCTCCTGCCACTCGTTGAGGTCCTCGATGGAATACTTCTCAGCGGCGGCCAGCGTCGGGCCGAAATCATGACGGGAAGCCAAGGCGAAAAGAAACGCCTTGGAACGTTCCGGGGCGCTCCTGGATCCGTAGAAACGCTTAACCTGACGCTCCAGCCTGTCCCGTGTCTCAGACAGATCATGGGACTGACGCGCGAGCTCTAACTGAATGCGGGCCCTGGTGTTGGCTTCGATGGCCGCATTGTACTCTCCCGAAGCAATGGCCCTGCGCTCCGAACGGAGGGCATTGCGCATGTTCGCCCGGAAAGAGGCAGACCGCATAGCATCAAACATATTCATACCGGCAAGCGTCTCAGCGGCGATGGCTGCAATGGCCTGCTGCTGGACATAGGCGCGTCCGGCTACCCTGGCCAGTGCACTGCCGACGGCGGCGAGATGGGCGTGAACTCCCTCCGTTGCCACCACCTCGTCGATGGCCTGATACTGAGCCTCGTACTTTGCCTCCATTGCCTGGGCAATTTCCTCGACTGCCTCTTTCTTCGTCCTGCTACTGATAATGTCGGAAACCATATCCTCGGCACTGGCATAGCCATGCCGGGCAGCAAGAATGGTCGGATCGGCCTCTCCCTTTTCGCTGACCAGACCGACCCCTCTGGCCATGAGCTCCTGGGTGGCTTCTTCACCTACGGCAGCGGTAAGTGCATCCTTATTGAGAGGGGTCTTCCGCATGGCCGCTTTGGCCTGAGAGGACGGAAGCGCATCCACCTCTTTGGCGGCCTGCCTGCGGTAATCGGCCAGACGCTGGGTACGCTCGTATTCCCGCTTTTCCTGCAGCCGCTGTGCGGCTATGGCTTTGGCTGTCTGAATGACCCTGCGTGTGACTTCCTGCTGGGGCTTCGTCACGCCCAGAGCGTCGAGTTCGCCGGTGGTCAGATCCACAAGGCCGTGCTGAATGGTGGCCTCCTCAATTTCTGCGTCAGTGGCCAGCATCCTGTCGAACACTCCCCGCACCTCATCGTTCAGCTCAACGTTGAGCATGGAGAGCTCACGGTAGATCTTCGTGAGCCACTGGCGGAACCTGGCAAACGCCTCTTCCAGTACGGAACTGGGTGCCCTGCCCTCGCGCAGGTAGGTCTCCCAGGCGCGGGCCAGTTTCTCATTCTGCCCGACAGTCCAGCGGGTACCGGGGTTGGCACCGACATAGGAGCACAGCTTCCCGTAGTCTTTCTGCATCGACTCGTCGGCAAGGCCATTCTCCACGGCTCTCTGCATCTCGAGAAAGTAGATGTGCCCCATCTCGTGGGCCAGCGTGGACAGGTTGGCAGTTTTGAAGAGCTCTACAACGTAGTTGCCTTCGCCCTCGTTGAAGCGTACCTGGCCGTTGATAACCTTCTCGGCGTCCTGCGACAGAATTCCATCTTTCATCTGCGTAGCATTGACATTGCCACGGAGAATGCCTAACGTTACCCCACGAATCGCGCTTGTTACCGGATGGCCCTCGAATCCATCGTGAACGGTAGCAGGCGCGATTTGTATTTCAGTCAACGAGTGGTCTTTATATCTATCGTCCTCTATTTTCTCTTCCTTGTGGACTTTTTTCGAACTTCCACTTCGGAACCCGAAGGTATGTCAAACTTAAGACGCACAGCGTATAGCTTGCCATTCAGTCTGTAGGCGGCGTGGTACACGTCCTGCCCACCCACTCTGGAATGCTTCTTCTGCCCATCGGCAGTTTCGGAATGATCGTATTCAGAGCTCGCAATGAGCCTGTCCAGCATCGTGTACGACGTCTGGTGTCCAGGTTCTCTATTGCGCTTGAATGAAGCCCTGACTCCAGTCTTTGTTATTCGTACTGTCTTGCCAGTGGACTTTATCTCCACGTCGCCAGTGATCCCAAAGTGGTTGAACAGCCACTCTGCAAGTTCCTTCTGCTTTTTAAATTCAGGGATGTCGACGCCGTTATCTTCAACCACAGAAGCGATTGCCGAGTCAGGCTCCCTCTCTATATCGTCACGCTCAAACCTTTCACTGTCAGACTCCTGCCACAGCACGCTCCCCATATTCCTGTCCATAGATGAGACACTTCCGGAATTGGTGAGCCCTTTAACCTGCGCTGGGTCTTCTCCGGATAACCTGGCTCCGAAAGTAACGCCCTGCACGCCGGTGGTACCTTTGGCAGGGTTGGACTGGGCTATCTGCTGGCCGCCGGAGAAGGATATCCTCCGGTAGATATCGGCGGGGTTCTCTCCTGTGCGCCGGCTCATCTGGAGGGCCCAGCGCCGCCACGTCTCCAGGAGTGCGCCGGCATACTGCTGAACCCCGCCAATGGCCTCGGCCTGAGCCTTCAGGTTGGGCTGGGACCCGATAGCCGCAACGAGCTGATCACGCATTTCTCCTTGCGCTGCATCGAGGTCGGATATCTGTTCCTTGGATAGATGAGCCACGCCTTCGCGCTCGGCGGCCATGGCGTCCATGTCGGAGGCGGCCTGTGCCAGCGCCTCACTGAAATCCTGCGCGGAAAAGCTGGCATCAGACGCGCTGGCAGCCTCGTCGCCACGGTGCATTATTTCGGCCGCGCTCCTGAACTGTTGGGAATCCAGTGTGGCATGCATGGCCGACAGCGGAACCGTAATGGACATACCTTTGGCGGCACCGTCCTGCGCCGTCTCCAGAGAAAGTCCAAGCGGGGTGAGGATATCCGTACCCTCCTGATGGAGAGCAACGGCTGCGTCCAGAGGGATGACCATATTTTCGGACATCTCCGGACCCATGTGCTCCAGCGCCGACATGGTGGCTCCTGCGTCAAGGGAACGCATCTGCGTCTGCATGACGCGCTCGTGAATGGCCACCTGCCTGTCAGCGAATTTACGGGCGGCATGCGCGGCCTCGATATTGAGTGCCGACATGGCGATAACAGGACCGCCCCCCATCCAGAAACCACCTGCGGCGCCGCCCCAGAAGGCATCAGAGAGGCGTTCCCTGGTCCTGGCCGGATCAGGAGTCATGTCAAAATTCTGTCCACGGCTGGCATTGGCATACGCTTTGGCAGCCTGTTCGGTGAGGATTGCGGCCCCTTCCTGTATAGCCTCTTCACTGCCTTCCGTAACGGTCAGCGCGCCCATGCGCCTGCCAGCATCGACAAGAGCCCCCTGCAGATTCTTGTCCCTGGCAGCACGCATGATGGCTGCACGCGCCGTCTGTTTCGCCCCTGCGGACCCTGCCAGCTTCCCGGCCAGCGGACCAAGCACTCTGGCGAAGACCGCATCACTTCCAAGTTCAACGCCTGTGGAAATGGCGGCGTAAAGCGATGCCGCGGCCACAACGACATCCTTTGGAAGGGGGTTGCCGTCGGCATCCTTCTCTTCCAGCATCGATGCAATCTGGCTTCCGCGTTCAAGTTCGTACGTGCGCTGCCCGGACCTGACCATGTAAGTGGCGAGGCCGGCAGCTCCCGCAGTGATACCACCAATGGCCGCACCTACGCCTGTTCCCAGACCAGGGGCTGCAGCAGTCCCTGCGGCGGCTCCTGCTTTTGCTCCGGCAGCGGCAAGGGACAGCGTCATGCCAAGGCCTTCAGCCGCAGACGCGGCCTGTGCGCCTACGGAAGTAGGCACCTGCTCCATAAATTTGGAAAAGGAAAACGTATCCGCAAGCCAGTTACCAGCCTCAGCAATAATATCATTGCCGCTCCCTGGCTTTTCCGTGAACAACTTCGTGGATGGCATGCGGCTGAGATCGGCTATCTGAGCTTTGACCCTGTCGATATCCTCCAGCGTGGCGGTGCCTGCTGCGTATGCATTGCCCAGCCTGGCGAGCTCTGCCTGCTTCGTGCCCAGGTCATAGGAGTGCATGAGGCCTGGTTCTCTGAACTCACGGATTTCTCCGTCCAGGCCGCTCCTTTTTATGAGCTCCTCGACAGAGGCAAGAGCCACATGATCGCTGCGTACATATGCAGCAGCGAGGGGGCTGGTGGCGGCATACCCCGTCAGACCGTCATACCGCTCAATGGTGCGGGCGGCATCTTCGTCGTCCAGCTCATCGCGGTTGTACCGGTAGAGGTCAAACGATATGCCGAGGCGGGAGGCCACGGCCTTATCCCTGGCAATCTGTTCGGGCGTGATTCCCCTGGACAGGAGCATCTGGGAACGGAGCTGCCTGCGCGCGGCGCTGACAGCCTCAGGCGTAGTGTGCTGGGTTCTCCACGCCCTGGCGTCCTCCTCGGAGTCGAAAAAGGCATACGCCTTCTTCCCGGACATATAATTCGCGGTCTGACGTTCTGTGGATATGGGGCCGTTATCGTCCAGCGCCGGAACTGCGGCATACAGCTCCTGCTCCCTGTCATAGATAATGCCCATGGGGCCGGCACCATCAAGAGGCAGGCTGCCGGCCATGAAACGGGAAGCGTCTCCCGTATCTTCTGTCTGTGCGGCTGCAGGGGCTCCCGCGGGAACCGGAAATTCTGCTTCGTACATCTATCTGCTCCTCTGCTGCATATACGCGGCGTAAAACTGCCTTACCAGCGCCTCATCCGCTATCTGTGCGTCGCTGTACCCTTTCTGCTTCATCAGGGCTTTGATGGCGGGAAGCCTGTATGCAGGGACGGTCATACCGACTACCCTGTGTCCTTTTGCATTTGCCTCGTAAGCCGGTTCCTCTCCATCCCACCAGAACCTGCGGTCGTACTGAACCGGGGTCAGAAGCTCAGACACAACACGGCTGATGGCCTCGTTGTCGATGGGTTTACCGGTGGTTTGTACCTTACTGAGTCTGTCATACACCTGAGAGAAGAGCTCAGGAGGAAGCTCCGCCTTCCTGTCGCCGGTGAGCCTGCGGTAGATATCCTGTACGTTTTCGACTGTGACGTTCTTTCTTGCTCCGCCGTTTCTGGCGTACTCGATGATATTGTTCCGCTGGGTGAAGGTGATATCCCCACTGGCAAAGGCTTTGTCTATATCCGTAGTGTCGTAGTTCACGGTTTCTCCGCCTGCAGCGAGGTTCGCATCTACAGACGCCATCAGAGAGAGGGCGTTCTTCTTCTGCTGGGAAGTTTCTTCCCTGCTGTTACTCTGCTCCAGAGAGCGGAGCCTGTTGATAAATTCGGGCCGGTATTTGCCGCTTGACGCCATAGCGTCTATCTGACGGCCAATTTCTACCGGGCTCCATTGCTGAGAGGCGGCAAGGGAACAGAAATCAGCCATCGCCTTAGCCTCCCCGGCCGCCCGTTGGGCCTTCATAAAGTTCAGCTCTCTCGTGACGATGGTCTGCGCCTGGTCCCGCTGGCCGAAAGGAAGCTGAGAGACTGCCTCCAGAGCCGCCACCTCACGGTCCTCAATGCTTGTGATTCCTTCGGTATCCTTGAGAATACGCATGCCGGGGAGCTCGTTGTTCAGACGGGCCTCAATGTTTTTGCGGGAGACATCGCTGGTGACGATGGGGCCGCCGCCGACGCCGCCGCTATGGAGCATGCCGAGGAAGTCAGGGAGCTCACGGGAGAATCGCCTCTCGCCGATATGAGGGTCTCCGGTTGCGGCGAACCGTTTGGGGTCGCTGCGCATGGCGTACACCTTACGGCCATACGTCTCCGGGTCTGCGTCGTAACAGGAATTGAGAATACTGATGGCGCTTTTGTGCTGGTTGATAGTGGAAATAGCCATCTCCATGAGAGCCGGATTCGTACGAATCGCCTCCCGGGCCTGAGGGCTGAGCTTATCAATGACGGCATTGAACCGCCTGCTGACGAATGCATCCTCAAGGCGTTCCAAAGCCCCGGGGTTCTCGTCTGCCAGCTTCTTCCAGGCCTGACGCGCAGCACCGCCCTTCGCCCACAGGTCTGTCCTGTCGATATTGTCCCAATTGCCGTTGAATATCCCGTCGAATGTCGATGCCACCCTAGAACCAAATTCGCCCTGCCCTGCGCACCAGCGCAGGAATTCGGCTCCCGAGGATTTGGCTCCTCCCTTTGTGATGAAAGACCAGGAGCCAAAATCATTGCCATCGGTCGCCTGCAATCCCTGCGACACATGGCCGACGCCCTCGCCGCCGCTTTCATATTTTTTGGCAAGAACGCCATATCCTGTCATGGACCTGGACCCCTGAAGACCGGTCCCACCGAGCGCCTGACGCCCAAGCGCTGCAGCTCCCTCATAATCCCCTGCGGACATACGTCCGGCAATCTGGTTCTCCAGCAGAGCGTCGGCAGTCCCCTTGTACCTGGCGAGTTCGGTCGCGGAGAGATATGGCTGGAATCTGGATATAGCACCATTAAGCGCGATGCCGTCTCCCCGGGCCACCATAAGGTCGAGGGCTCCGCGTGCTCCCTTGTTCTCCAGTTCAAACTCATACGCACTGCTGTCCCGCCCTGGGTTCTGGATACGCCACAGGGCTACGCAGTTATCCCTCGCCTGCTGGGACGTAGTCCCGTCACCACTGGCCACGGCAGCGGAAAAGCCCTGCTCGGCCACCTTGCGCTGGTCCTCGTACCAGGCCTGCCTCTGCTGGTCGGCATAGATGGAGCCGCGGGCGAAAGCTACCGCCCCGTACTCGGCCTTCTTGGCACGCAGGGCATCCTGCACGCGGCGGTTGCCTTTCCATTTATCTTCCCTGGCGAGGGAGTCAAAAAGTCCGTCTACGTGAGAGGCATAGTCCCTGCCTGCAGAGAGAGCTGACTGCCCCTGATGGTCCTGCCTGTACTGGGTCTGATACTCCAGGGACTGACGCTGGATGCCGGCGATGCGGCTCACGATTTCTGCATCCTCGTCCTGCTGTCTCTGCCTGTCGATGGCGGCAATGACCGTCGTCCCGAAGCGTTCCAGTCTCTGGAGATTCCCCAGCGCTGAGGCGAACAGAGGGGCTGACGCATTGCCTGCTCCACTCACTCCTCCCGGCGAAGACACGCTGGCCGGACCGGGAGTACCCGTCTGGCTGGATGGGGCGCTGACGGGATTCAGCCCCGTGTCATTCATGTACTGCGTGGCGCCACCCATGTTGTTTCTCATTATATCCTATCTCCTGTATGCCGCGAGAATGCTGTTGGCGATGCCACTAATACGGGAAGTCCCCAATCCGGATGCCGCCGCCCCCGTACCTGCTTTCGCCGGGACGTTTTTGACTATGGTCCCGGATTTGGCCGCGCCTGCAGCGTTGCTGCCTCCGGAAAGAGCGTTGAGGCCGCCAGACATGATGCCGCCCTGCACGGCTCCCATACCCGCCGCCCCCAGAGCATTCAGAATGAGACCAGCGGTACCTGTCTTCATGCTGCTGTACAGCCCGGACATCTGATAGTAGTAGCCAGCCTGCCTCATCGTGTAGCCATACGTCCTGTCGTAGAAGGACCCCATTTTACGCAGATAGTCCGCCTGGTTCCTCTGCATAAGGGCCTGAGTCTTGATTTTCGTATCTGTGAGTCCGTAGCCATAGTCGGCAAGCGCTCTCTGAACGGAGCTCTCTGCCATGGCCGCCCCGTACTGCGCTGCGTTGCCCGTGAGTACAGAAAGGGCACTCCCGCTGGAGGAGTCCACATTGGCGGCTCCCATGCGTGCCCTGGTGTCGGCCTGCGCCGTCCTGTACTTCGTGCTCTGCGCAGCCCTCGCTTTTGCAATCTGCGAGAGCTGAACCGTATAATTGACTCTGGCAACGTCCCTGTCAGCCTCTGTCTGCCGGGCCTGTACGTCAGACATGGTCGCCTGATAGCGTGCATCCTCGGCCTGAACCAGCGCCTGGGCGGCAGCAATCTCTGTCTGCGCTCCCTGGAGCTGCGCGTTTGCGCTCTGCACAGTGAAGGCAGCGTTCTGCTGCACACCTCCAACGTAGGACTGAAGACCACCCGACAAGGCCCCGAAAGCCATACCGGCGCCCATCATTCCCATTGGGCTGAGCCCCATACTCTCCTCCTATCTGCCCACGTTGGGGCTGACATCCATGGTGGTCAGTATCGCGAGGATGGTAAGCGGAGTAGGAGTGCTCACCTCAAACCTCGGTACGCTGTCAGCGCTCCACGCTCCAGCAAGAACGAAAGAGAGGTCGCTGACTCCCTCCATCCAGAAAGGCGACGTCTTAAACTTTCCGCTCACTACATTGCGGTCCACGACGGGAAAAGTCCTGCCCTCATCAATGCCTATCTCGAAGGACATCGAGCGGTAGACCCTGAGCCTCAGCTCTGACACCTTGCGGTTGTGCATCATCGTGCTTCCCGTCTGAAGATCCAGCTCAGGACGGGATGGAACCATGAGTGACGTGAAGGGCAGGCCCACCGTGATAGAACCGGCAGCTTTGTGTAAATCGAATGAACCATCGGTACCGACCGTAACGTTCTCCACGGTACCGCCGTCGGCAAACACGGAAACAGTCTCCCCTGCGAGATGCATGAGCCCGGTAACGTGGTCAATGGGATCCCCCGAGTAGCTCAGAGAGGAATCGAGGAAAACGGCGTCTCCGAGATCATCCGAGTCAAAGAACGGGGCCAGTTTCTCAACGAATGTATGCCATACCCCACCAACTCTGCGTTCGACGAGGAACCACATCTGGTCATCGGTGGCCCCGGGGATCGTCACGACGTCAAGCACCCTGCCATTAGTTTTGTGCCTTGCCCATCCTATAACCTGCTGGTCAAACATGGCCGTACACGTCGCTATGGTGCCATCGCTCATGACTGCCCAGATGATGGAATACGGCTCCTGCTGATACGCCCATGCTTTAATAGTCACGTCCTGCAGGATATGCCTGGAGAGGATAGTGATGTCCTGCCCCACGTACTTGTCTTCGTTGTAGGAGTAAGCGAACGCCCGTACCGCAGAGGATCCGCGCTGAAGATAGATGACGCTACCGCCAACGTAGAGCGGGTGAAGGGACTCACCGCCGTTCGATGTCTGCTTGTTGAATGCCGGATTGCCAGGTGTGAGGATGGTGCTTCCCGACGGCTCCAGCGTCCACTCGTTCCCCGTCGTGCCGACACAGAGCGCAGTGCGGTCCGGAAGCAGCCACGTAAAAGCATTTGCCTGCGTAGCTGCCAGCGTCACTTCGATAGAATCATCAGACTTGGGGACGACTGATTCGGCGAGCGACTCCAGCTCGTTCGAGCGGGACAGCCAGACAGTCATGGGCTGGTTATCGGTAGAAGCCCATCCCAGCCGTCCCTGATGGAAAAAAACAAGTCCGGGGTAGTTGCCTTCTCCGCTGAAAGGAGTGTTATACGTTGGAGGCGTGTCACCATCGTCGGGGATAATATTATAATCCTCAAATGAGGTGGTTCCCTTCGCTCTGCCAATAAAGCCGTAAATGCCGCCCTTGAGCTTGTAAATCCGATACTCGGCAACGGTCCCCGCGGGAGCGGTCCACGAAATCCTCACGCCATATGCCGACGTCAGGGACTCACCTGTGGCGGTGGCGGCTGAGGATGCTGCGGATTCCTGTCCGGTATCGTCGTCAACTGCCGTCACGACATACTTATATGTCCTCGTGCTGGCGTTATTTCCAAGCCCCGTACCAACAATGGCAGCCGAAGGGTTCACTGGTGCTCCGATGGACGGGGAAAAAGTAAGCTGTGTCCACCGCCAGTCGTTGTCGGCATAGCGGCTCAGCTTGTGCGGAGGATACTTCCTGTGAGCGAAGTAGATAACGTCAGCCGACTGTGCAAAGCGCAGGTCGGCAAGATCCGCCGCCGCATACGGCGTTGCGACGGAAAAGATCCCTCCGTCAGACGTGGCCACCTGCGTGCCATTCGGCATCCATATCCGCATGGTCTTCTCGCCGAACTCAAGAATCCGCCCCTGTGTCTCAGAGAAAACGAAGGGGATGAGTCTCGACGAAGCACTTTCCGCCTCGCCCAGATAGACGAGCCCCGGTCTGCGGGTTACGCCGCCCTGCGGCATAGGCAGGAAGTTCTGAAGCGTCTGACACCCGCTCCTGTATCGCGGCTGGTCGGCCCTGGCCCGGCACATCGGCCCTATCTCCCCGCCGTTGAGAACATTCTGAATATGTATCGGCATCAGAAGCCTCCGCGCCCAAATCGCATGCGCAGTATTTTCGATTCGTGTACAGGGGATATCTGCTCCGGCTTCTGTTCTCCGGCATCAAAGGTCATGGCCTGCTCCAATGCTATGCTGTACAACTGCACCAGAGACTTCACATCAATTCCTCCGTGTGCAACAGCTGGCGCTATCTCTATGGCCAGAGCATAGGCGCAGGCGTCAAGAAAGGGCTCGTGCGCGTCTTCCTCATGCCCGGTCTCGACCACCTGAGCGAAGAGCCGGGGAACGGAGCAGTATATAATGCGCCCTGACCGCACATGCGGAGGCTCCGGGTGATGGAGCCAGACATGTGTATCCCCCCCGTCATCCCGCATCCCGGCATGCACACTCACGAGGCGCACAGTATCGGACGGAAGCTGATAAGCCTTAGTGAAGCCAAACAGGGGCGGTTCTGCCACTTCAGCCAGTTCCCTGTATCTCGTGGCAAATCCCCAGTCATAGGCAGAAAGTACACGGCGAACCACGGAAGTATATGCGGCCTCAGCCTGAGAGTTGGCAGGATTGGTCCCGCCGGTGGGGATATTGGTATCAACTCCGCCAAGCCTGCGGAGAGCCGAGTTAATGATAGTCGAGCGGTTCATTCCCGGCATGACAGCGCCTCCCTACTCGTCTGCATCGAGAAGAGCCTGCACGGCCGCTCTCCAGCGGGTGGGAACCTCGTCAATGGTCATGCGTCCGGTCTTGATCATACGATAATAAATCTTAGCCATTTTTCGCCTCCAGTTTGGCAATTCGCTGCTCCAGCTCAGCCGCATAGGCCGCGAGGTCGAGGGCGGCCGCGTCCGATTCTTCTTTGTCGGAGGATGTCGTGGCTCCCAGCTCCGCCACAGCGGCCTCTAGGTCGGGCACTCTGGCCGCCTCAGCCTCTGCCTGTTTGCGCTGCTCTTTTTCTGCGGCTATCTCATCTGTTGTCTGCTCCGGGCGCGTCAGCGATGCCCCGTCCGGCAGTGGTCCCAGCTCCTTCATCTCTATAGACGCGCTGTTGTGCGTAGCCCCTTTCGGCCAGTACTGAATACCACGGTGATCTTCTGTTTCAATCCACCCCGTCCCGTTCCAGATGGCAGTGTATCCGGTGCGTTTGGCCGGAGGTTTTGTGAATGTGGCGTTAGCCGGGAGAAGGTACACCTCACGTCCTTCCAGTCGTGACCTTATGGGGTCTGGGAAACATGGGACCGGTTCAAGGAACTCATGTGTATTTATCGCATACATGTATGCTTGCATATATATAAAACCTCCTATTCATATCGAATACAGGGAAGAAGGCAGAGAGCGGGCGGCTGAACAGTGTTGGATTTGCCGTAGATTGGATTGCTCCAATTCGCGTTAAACCGTAAGTTACCACTTCCGGTTGTTTGTGAGGGATTATTATTATCAACGCCCCCACCGTGTGTTGACCACCTAAACACTCCATTTTCCATATCAGAATTTACGTGGTCATAACTATATACCCAAGGTCCGTTGCCCGAAATATTCGGCAACCCAGCTTCTATTTCCGTGCCGACCTGAGAACTGGTGCCCCACGGGACCTTACCCATTAAATTAGGCAGTAGGAACACTGTTGGATCACTGTATTCCGGGTTTTCTACGTCTGGGTCTGTACTTGTTAATCGTGGCGTAAAAGTCTTGCCGATGGCGGCAAAAAGCGCGGCGTAATCGGACGTGGACACGGAAGCCCCGTTACATACCAGCCACCCCTCCGGAGGTGTGGACATAGCGAACCAGCGTATCTCACCAATGACAGCTCCACGCCGCAATGTGTTATCTGTGTCGTCGAGGGTATCGCACTTGTTTTTGAGTGCGGCCATTACCGCCCGTAAGGCGTCGTTCATGTTTTTAGCCGGGCAATGTTCGGCGATATTGATACCGTCAACCGTGGTATTTTCGTCGGCGGTTGCCGACCAATCGGAAACTCCAGCCATTAGTTACCTCCGGACAAAAACAGCCCAAAGCTGATAAAAATTATGCCGTAACATCTGCGTAGCTGATAACAATAGCGCCCACCTCTTCCTTGGTCGTGCAGGCCTCTATCTGCGAACGCAGCGCCCACTTTCTGGCGTACAGGTTGTTGCCGTAGCTGATGAGCTCCAGCTGGATTGTCTTCAGCTGTTCAAGCGTGAGTTCCACCAGCTGATTGTCGAAAGTCATGAAACTGACTGTATCCCTGCCGGTGGCGGTCATGGCCGTAATCAGGCCGTCCACGTTTTGTTTCGCGGTTGCGTTTGCGTTGACCGTGTAGCCCACAGAAGACTTGATGCTGACAGAGGAAGAGACCTTGGCCTCTTCCATGGCGCGGTTAAGTTCTGCCAGCTTGCGGGACTTTACGTTTTCCAGTTTGTTATATTCGGCTTCCTGTTCGGCTTTTTCCTTCTCCCTTCTCGCCTTTTCCGTTTCCCAGAACTGCACATAGGGAGCAACGGCGCGGTCATAGTCGGCCGCCGTAAGAGGCTCACCCGTGAAGCCGTCCAGCTCAAGTGTCCCGCTCCCCTCATGCCACTGAATGGCGTGTACTTTTTCGTGGCCGGCTACGGGCGGGAAGCTGAACTGCATAGGGATACCGTTGACAGAGATAACGCCGTCTCCGGGAATTACCGTGACATGTTCTTCCATTACTTACTCCTTTATCGCCTTCATCGTGCTGCTATGGTCAGCCTGCACAAGGCGGGGCTTCCCGCTGGCAAGCGTGTAGAACTGCTCCCGCAGGGCGCGGCCTTCCTCGATATTCTCACACCGTGCGGCGCTCACCTCAGCCCCAACCTTCGACATTTCACCGGCCAGCATGCCGGTGACGTTTGCCTGCTCCATAAGGAGCATAGGGGTAAGCGTAAAAGCGCATCCCTCGAAAGAGGCGTTCACGCTATCCTTGCTCCCGCTGTAGCTCATCCAGAGTTCACACCCGCCATTTTTGTTGTGTTCGGGGCATTCCCCGAAGTCCCTGAAAGGACATCCCGCCATACTACACCCTCTCCGCTAAAATTGTATCAAGATAGTTCACGTTGAAGTCTATACTGTGGGCATGGGCGTTGTTCCAGGTCCCGTGACCGTGGGAACCGTTGCCGCCATTCCAGCCTACGGCATCGCCGTAATAGTTTCCGGATCCGTTCTGCCCGCCATAACGGGCCACGGCCCACGCGTCCCAGCCGCCGCCGCCTGCGTCAACAAAGAGTTCCCACAGGCCGTGAGTGTGGGAGGGAATCTGAGCGAGGGAAAGCGTTGTTTCGCAAACGCCCATGGATATACTATTGCTGGTTGTTCCCCTTCCAGCCACAAAACAGTCCGTGAACGTTTTCCCGTTCGTCCGGCTTCCGGGCTTGCCGGAAGTAAGGCGCAGCGCGCAGTTGTCGTAATCGGTAATCTTCTTCCATCCAGACGGGGCGACCTCCTGCTGGAAGAACATTCTGCAACCTGAAGGAAAATATTTGTCAAAGTTGGTCTGCGCGTTGGAGACGGCCGCCGCGATGTCAGCGGTTACGTCTTCACGATATGCCGCGAGATCCGCCATCAGCTGCCTAATTGCGTTATTGACGTTAGACGGCAAACACCCCTCAGCTACGTTAATGCCGCTAATGGAGGTGTTGTTGTCTGCCGCTGCGCTGTAATCTGCTATGGGCATTCTACTTCTCCTTTTTCTTCTTTCTACCCTGCCGCATGTATCCGAGGAGACTGCCGCCAGCTGAGCCTCTTGCCACATTGTCCGCTGTTCTCCGGAGGTACTCTCCCGCGTTCGGGTACTCCAGTCTGTGGGGGGCGGCGTTGCGCATGAGGTTCACACCGTACATAGGCGACAGAAGCCCCCGTTCTACCTCGTCGAAGACGGCCGTATTGCGGTTGTCCAGAAAGCGGTCAATCGAGGGGCCGATAAGCGGAATTTTAGAGAATGTCGGGGCAATGGTGTTGCCTAACCGGCCCTGCCCGTACAGGTTGCGGGCTGTAGGTGATCCGGAAGTTGCGCCGAGCTGGTCATTGCGGGCAACGCGTCCTATATCCGCCTGAAGGGCCCGCAGGTTGTCGTATTCTTCCGGGGTAAACGCCGAGGTCCCGTTCTCATAAGGGTTGCGTTCAGGGGCCCCGAGGTCAACGCCTCTCTGGAGCGCGTAGTTGTCGCCACTTTTGCGCAGCGTCTGCCTGAACGCGGCCTCACGGTCATTCAGCCCGCGCCCGGCTGCCTCTACCGCCTGTAAATCTCTGTTCACTTCCGGCATATGCCGAAGAGCGTTTTCGTAGTTTTTCCGGAAACGGGCAAGGTTATACGGGTTAAGGTTCCCGTTTTTGTCAATTGCGGCGTTGCGGGCAGCGTTCTGTGCGTAGCCTGTAAGGGCGTTCCTGGCTTCGGGGCCATTGGAGAACGCCCGGCTAAAAGCATCCATAGCTTCACCGCCGGCAGGCCCTTTCCGAAAATAGTTGCCGGGGATTGCGGAACTGTCGATTGCGCCGCCGTACAGCTTACTGCCTTTGCGGGACAGAGGCAGGTTTGCCCCCTGCTCGAAGTTTTCTCCAAGCGCGCGCCTGCTCATACGCGCCATCCGGAGATTTTGCGCCCCCTCAGGGGTAAGGCCGGACGCGGTATTGATATAATCATCGATGTTACGCTTCATCGCGTCGGCAATCCGGCCCGTCTTCCGGTCGCCGGATACGGCTGACTGGTAGCCAATGTCGCCCAATTCAGAGCGCATCGCCTGAAGGTCGCGCCACGTGGCAGGGGTGCCGGTCTGTGCGTAGGCGTCCACTGTCCGGTAGAAGTTTTTCGCCTGCGCAGGCATAAGGTCCCGTTCAATGGGTGACGTGCCCAGCGATGCATCAAATTTGTCAAGAAGGGGGCCAAGAGAGAAACGTGCCGTCCCTTCAGGGTCAACCGCCTGATAATCGCGGTTCACGCCTTCACGTGCGGCCTGATAATTTTGATCGTAGTGTTCCCGTAGTATCGGGCCGGCCTCACTGGCACCCATGCCCGCGGGCATTCTGTCCGCGAGCGTCTGCCGGTCAGCGTTAAGGCGGGCACTGGCCGCATCGCCAACTTCATTTGCGAGGGCCTGTTGGGCCTCACGCTGCTGTATCCTGCGGTCAGCGAATTTGCCTGAGTTCACGCCGCGGCTTGCGGCTATTTTTTCGAGGGAGGAAATTCCGCCATTGTTGGCAACCTGCCCCAGTGTAGGGTCGCTTCCCGGAATAAGAGGTTCAAGGGCCGCGTTATCCATGCCGGCAATCTGACTGGCATACGGGCCCGCGGCGTCATTGAGCACACGGCCTGCAATCTTCCGGCGCCCGTTCTCCGTGAAGGTGCGAAAAAAATCTCGCACATCGCCTAGTGAGTGGCTGAGAGAGATTGCCCCAAAACGGGCGGCTGGAGCGGCGAACGCGGGGAGAAAGCCACCTGCCATACCGGTTAAAGCTCTCATACCGGGGGAAGCGTCATTCTGGTTAGCGAGTTCAGCGGCCGCGGCCGCACCGGCGCCGCTTGCCATCTGCATACGTGGGGCGTCCGTCAGGAAGCGGGAGAGAGCGGGAGCGGCTTGGGATAAGGCCTTGCCGGCCTTAAACGCGCTGTTGAGCATGCCGGCGGGCGTGCCCATCTCGATTGCGCCAGAGCCCGCCGCATGGGCCATTTTCTCTTCATTGCTTTCAGGGATGGGGAGCCCGATAGCGTTCGCAATATCCACGCCGGGGTTACGGAACCGGTTGTAATTGCCCGTAAGGAGGCCGCTCCCGAGATTGGCAATGTAGTTAGGCAGACCCGTGACGCCGCCTAGCAGGCCCTCAATGCCCGTGCGTGCCGCCAGCCCGGCAGACCGTTTCAGCCCTGTTGCAGGTTGGGCGGCAGAGCCGGTAGTCCCCACGTGCTGTTTTACGACTTTCGTTATAATATCGTTCGGCGTGTCGTCGGGGAACTGAATTGTGTCTCCATTGGGAAGGTCAACAGTCGTCATTTACTTCTCCACAAGATTGCCTGTTGCGGGGTCGTACCGGTAGTGGCGGCCGCCGGAAGGAGCGGCGGCGGGGGTTGCGGCGCTGGTTCTGGTGACGCGCTCCGGAGCGGGGGGCACTACGGAAGGGAGTGTCTTGCTGTACTTTTCCCACGCCTGCATAGCCGCGAACCGATCACCACCATTTTTGCGCATCTGGTCAAGCAGAAACAAATCTTTCTCTTTCCCGCGGGTAGCTATATTAAGCATATAATTGGCCATCCAATCATTGCCTGCAGGGGAATTCCCAAGGCTCACAAACGTTTTTTGGGCACGGTCGGCGTCACCTTCTGTCTGCACGCCTTTCTGTTCCAGAAGAACGTTAAACACGTTTTTGTTAACTAAATAGTTGAGGGCGTCAGCATCCCGGACATCGTTCGCGCCGATAAAGTTCCCCGAAAATCCTATTTTATGTAGGAACTGATTGGCGAGGTCTATTTTATCCTGCAACGGGCCAGATTTTAAGTTGGGGAGCAGGGATTTTAGCGTTTCGACATTTGTTATCATGTCGTTTTTCGCGGATACATCGCTAATGAGGCTATCGTAAAAATCAGCGCTTTTTTCTGCCAATTTTTGGTTAAACATGTATCCAGGGCTGGCCTTAGCCCGCTCAAACTCAAACCTTTCCCTATCGAGGGCGTTTTTTTCCTGCTGCTGCTGAAGTCCCAAGACACGCCCGGCCGCCGCGCCGTAATCTCCGGGTAAAGACGCGGCCGCCGTCACATTAGGCGAGACGCCGCTAGAACCGCCGCTATACGGCGTTCCGTTCTGTGCCTGCTGGTTCCCGCGATAGTCCACAGACCTATAGCCGGCTGGAACGGGTTTCAGGCCCACGGCCATGTCAAATTCATCTGTGGGGACGTACTTGTACGACCCCTCGTTGGCAGTGATAGCCCTCATCAGGCTTTTCATGGTCTGCGGGTCATTGAGATTAAGCGGCTGGTTGGGGTCAACGCCCATCATGGCCGCCGTATCCTTGATAAGCGCGCTTGTGTCGTTCTCGTTGGACGGGCTCCACCGGGAGATGATAGCGGCTACTGTCGGATTTTGTGCGTAGGTGGGAGAAAGAAGGTTAGCGCGCATGCCTTTCAGGCCATCCAGCATACTAGGGTACACGCGTACCTGGCCCCCGAAGTTGCCCACGTTGCCGGGGTTATTCGTCAGGGCCGCCTTGTCGAGCGGCGCGCCGTCAGGGCCCGCGGGGCGCTGGTTTTTAGGAGGCAGGGTGCTTGCGGGCATTGTCGGCCCATCGGGGATACGGGGCATCTTCAGGGGGTCCATATCGGCACCCTGCCCGCTTCCACCTGTAAGACCGGGAAGCCCCATCAATCTACCCCACAGATCCCGATCCGCGGCTTCACGCTGTGCCTGTTGCTGGGCAATGCCCAATCTCTGCTGGTTAAGCTGGAGCTGCCCAAGGGATATTGCGTTGGCAAGCCCTCTGTCTTCTCTGGACGCTTCCCACTGCGCGCGGGCTAAAGCGTCCTGCGTGGCCACGCGGTCACGCTGGAGGCCGTACATTCCGGCATTCCCGAGAGCACCTAAGGCGTCCAGCCCGCCGCGCCCGAGAATCTGGCCGAAGTTTCTCCGGCCGTTATTGTTCGCAAGCATGGACAGAGCCGTTACACCGGCAAGGAATCCGGGATTACCAGAAACCACGTCAGCCATGGACATATTTTTAGGGGCGGGCTGCCCGCCCCACATTCCGAGAAGCCCGCCTGTAGCTTGCCCGTTGTTGTCATACGGGTACATTACTTTCCGCCTCCCTTACCGCCGCCGCTATCGGTTTCGGTCGTGCTTTCACCCTGCCCGCCGTAGGAACCGCCGACAAGATTAAGGTAGTTCTGCAGGGCGAGCATGTCTTTCTGTTGATTGTAATTCCAGCGGTCAACGTCCGCGTCAACTTTACTCTGGTTATAGTCGTCCAGAGAAGAACCCGCCTGTGCGAGCTGCGAGGCATCCGTGTAAGCCTGATTGCTCAGGGACTGCGCGGGAGTAGCCGCGGCAATCTGGCTGTTCACGCCCTGATTGTACGCGTTCGCGGCATTACCCGCCGCGCTCACGGCCTGATTGTACGCGTTACTGTACATCCCGTTAGCCAGGTTTTGGTCGGCATCCGCAATGGCGTTCGCCTGCGCTCCGCTACCGAACCTTCCAGCCTGAGAGAATTTGCCGTTGATTGTGGCGTTCGCCTTGTCAGCCGCATGGCTGTACAGGCTATCGATATACGGGTTCGTGGACTGCGCGTACTGGTTAAGCGCGTTCAGACCCGTATTGCCAGCCATAGCCGAACCGTTAAGAATGCCGGCCATACTGGACGCCGCGTTATCTATATTCGCGTCGCCGCCCGTCGCGCGGGCGTTAATCATGTTACGGGCCGTAGTCGTGTACCCCGATTCATCCGCTACGGTAGAATTCGGGTAATAATCTCCCGCGAGGCCGCCGCTTTCATAAAGCCGGGCCGCTTCAGGGAAGACGCCTTTGACTTCTACGCCCTGAGAATTTTTGCCCCCGATGAGATAGGGGATTTGGGCCCCCCAAGGGGCCGCACTGCTGGTGGTAGTGGATTCTCCACCGCCGCCGCCTTTTCCGCCGCCTCCGCCGCCACCCATGGCGAAACCTCCGTTATAAATCTAATCCCGATACCGGGACGGTCATTCTTGTATGTTCTGTCACTATACCGTCAATATTTTGACGCCTGCTGTAGATGTAGCACGAACCGGGTAATCGCGCCACATCCCGGCCTCCCGCCAAATGAGCGACTTTGAGCGCCGGTTCATTTGTCGCGGCGACCGTCCCAAGAACGCGGTCAATCGCGTATTCCCCGTCTTTTTTCGCGTAGAGCCATTGGGCGAGCATCCCCACGGTTACAGCCAGCGGCAAGGGCATCCCCTCGTAACGCCGCACGCCGCAGGGGAGCGTACAGAAATGGCCCCATGCCGTGCGCCCACTGACATTGTTCAGGGCGTACATTGCCAGAAGCTCGCCGTTCAGCAGAACGAACCACGGCAGGTTGCTCCCGTTCCTGCACCACCGGATATAGTCCGGCAGAGAGACTTCCGGCCGGTCATAGAAGAACTTTTCAAGACGGCCGGAGGCTTTTGCTTTCTCCCAGAAGAAAGCCAGCCCCCGATTGCTCACGTCATCGATGAATCTGTATTCTAGTCCCATCAGAACCACTTCTTCAGATTGTAAGCTGTACGCTCAAGCCATCCGGCATCAGGGCCGGGCATAGTGTTACCGTTACGGTCATAATACGTGGGGTTTGTGCCGGGCGGCACTGCCTCCCCCGTATAAGGCATGTACAACGTCCTGTTTAAGTGCAGGCCGTACTCAGGGCGAAGGCCGGAACGTTCCATAGCCGCCTTATCTTCAGGCGTCATCTGTGCAGCGCCTTCAGCGGCCTGCTGTGCCGTACCCTGCCGCTGATACTTTGGATCAGGGACGCTTACGCTCATATATGCCGGTGTCCCCTGCCCCATGAAATAGAGGAGGCCGCCGAGGCCGGCAAGGTCAACGGGTGGGTCATTGGGGGCAGATACGGCCGGAGCCTGTACGCGGGGAATAGCGCCGCCAGCTCCTGCGGCCGCGGTAGTCTTGCCCGCTGGGGATTTATAAAGTCCGCCGTACTGCGGAGTGTTATTCCTGGAAAAGCCAGAAGCCATTAGAACAGACCTCCCAAAAGACCGTTAAGTGCCCCCATGCCGGCGCCTACAGCGGCGCCCGTGGGGCCGAAAAGAGAGCCTACAGCTCCGCCCATACCGGCGTTGCCAAGCACCTGGCTCTGTCCGGAAGTGAGTTTTCCGTTCCCGTTCATCATGCCAAGAAGGCCGCCTATACTCCCCACCGTACCCATAACGCCGTTCAGGCCGCTGCCCTGCTGCGTGGCCATACCGGGCGCCTGCATCTGCTGAAAGCCGGCGCCGCCGCCCTGCTGAGTAACAGGGGGCGTAACCGTTCCTGCGGGGCGGGAATACTGTCCCGTTGTGGCCGCGCCTATCTGCCCCTGCTGGAGGCCGTTCTGCCTGAGAAAGGGGTTGTTGTGCTGCGTCATCATATTTCTTCTCCTCTAGCTTCCAAAAATCAGCCATGCCCACGAGCCCGTGCCCGAGCCCGCAAGAGTGAAAGTCATTTCCCCGCGGGTCATAGATGAAAGGAACCATGTCATGCCCGCCGCGTCCGCGTTGAGCGGAACAAGCATCGCTACACGACCAGCGCGGCACCGCGGATCCCTGACAGTCTTATCACCCGCTCCAGCTGTAAAAGTGCCCGTATTGAGTGTTTCGCCTGCGATAGCGCCATTTACTGCAAGCGCTAAAGCTGTCATCTGTTCGGGTGTAGCCTTCGGAAAAATCGCAACCTGCCGCGCCATTACATGCCTCCTTCAGGCTCAACCAGCGCTTCAACGCCGTGAGCATCACGCCATGCCGTACCGCCGCCCGGTATAACGACACGGGCCGACAGATAGTTAGTGCTGATGTGCTGATAGCAGACGCCATCCCTGCTTTGCGAGCGGAGAGGCCCGTATTTCGGCTGTTCCTGCTGTCTCGTTCTGTATATGGGGAGCGCTTTTGCGTCGCCTCTGTCCACGAGCGGCCGCAGGCCGTGAACCATCATACGGTCTCCGCCTATTTCCTGCGTTCCTATGACAGCCTCTAGCGGCTTCCCGTTCAGCACGCCCATGTACCCTTCGGAATCGAAACACCCCATCAGGGAACGGCCAGTCATGAATGCCGGCACGTCCAGCGAGCCGAAGGGGAGCGTATCCAGTGTGCCGTACTTGTCGAGGTCGTCCAGCGTTTCGCCGCGGGCGTAGTCACCGAACAGAGTTTGGACCGAAAGAACGCCATAAGACCATTTATCGAGGTCGTAGGAATAGATAAGTACTTTGTCCAGTACACCGGCTTCCGCCACTTTGGAGGGGAAAGCCCATATACAGATACGGTTTACGGGATCATGCCATCCGACGATTTCAGCAATCCGCGTATGCTCAACCTGAGAGAAGAACCAGGTATCGATACGCTCAATCCCCAGCGCTTTTGTTGAACTCCCGTCCGTGATGTACCAGCCATCGTCGGAAAGGTAGATACACCCGACACCGAAATTGACAGGGCTTTTGGGCGCAAGAAGTCCTCGCACTGCGTCAATCTGTTTAAAGTTGAAGATATAGGGCGGTCCTACGTAGGCCATGCGCTGAACGGCCCGCTCAAGGAATACGATGCCGTCAGTCTGCCCCACGGCGCCCATAACGGCCATAACGCGGCCGCCTTCGGGAAAATGCTGATAGTCTGACTGTTTGGCTGCGGCGTCATCCGATCCGGGTTCCGGCCACGTGTCGGGGTCATCCATAGCCGACCACTGGATGCGCTGCCGGTTGCCCGTAAGGTCTCCGAGGACAAGAAATTCCTTCACTATCGCCATGCATTGGGCTGTAGGCGCGGCCGACACGGCAGAGAAATCACCGAACCCACCCGCGACAGTGGATTTATACAGATTCGTCCCGTAGAGCATGTACATAGACGGGCCCCAATTCGCGAAAACGCGGTTGGTGCTGACTGTTTCTGTAGTGAGCTTAGCTACCCATTCGCCCCCCTGCAGGGCGTAAACTGGCCCGGCGGAAGAAGCGGCAAGCGTAAGCAGGTCGCCGTTGACGTCGCGGAGCGTACAGGCCGCGAGGCACCGCCCGCCCGGCAGTTGGGGAAAAGAGAGGCGGGACACGCCCGGCAGATACCTGTACCCGCGTTTGCCAGGGATGACGTTGCGGGCTTCCGGCGCCTGCTGACCATTGAGCAGTACATCGTCCGGTTCCCACGCCCCGAATTGCAGAAGAACCTTTTTAGCCTGATTACTCACTCAATACCCCCCCCCGTCTGTTGCGAAAATGTACCGGTACGCACCCATACGCCATTGGGGCTTTCGTCTTCTGTCCATACACCACTAGCGCGGTTCTCCGGCGACCATGCCCAGCCGCGGAACGTGAACTTCAGGGCCTGACCTGAGCCCCATTCATCAGGGCAGACAAAGAAACGCACCCTGATATAACTAAAGGTTTCACCGCTCACGGCGCCGGCTGTTGCCGTGTACACGGCACCGCGCCTGTAGGTGAGACCGCCGCCTGACAGAATGGCGCAGGGGGCAACAGCGTTACCGGGCACCCACGCCCTGCGGGTGAAGAACGTGCCGTCAGTCTGTGCATGACCCGTTGGGTTATACCGTCTTGCGCGGATAAGCCTTTCGCTTTCCCCCGACACGGCATTGAACACGGCCTCCTCTCCGGAGATATAGGGATCATCCAGAGAGACGGTCCCCATGCCGTCTATATCGGCGCCGAAATGGCGGTCAAAATCTTCAAGCGTGAAGTCGCGCATTAGTCCAGAGTAAGTTTCAGGTCGCCGGCGTGGACAATAATTGTGTCATTGGCAGACAGCTCTTTTGCCGTAGACAAAGACCCGTACCATACGAGATTGCCGCCCGTAGCGGCGTCATACACGCCCCACGCAACCACGGTTCCCCATCCGGCCGTAGCCGTGGGGAACTCTATAGTGGCAGCATTGGTCATACTGGAAGGGTCGCCGGATGCCGGCGGCGCAAACGTGATCGCCTGTCTGGCATACGCGCCGCCAGTTACTTCGGTGCCGTCCGAACTATCATTGGGCGTATTCGTCAGCACGCCGAGGTAGTACGTTTTGGCGCTCTTAACTAACCCGAGTACATACGTTTCACCGTAATTGGTCAGGCTCATTATATCCTCCTCATGGGCCGCATGCTAATATCCTTAGGGTATCGGGCCTGCGTTTCCTGCTGGCTGATGTCCGCCACGGCCTGCCGGTAATACTGTGCCCACATATCGACGGGCACGCTCCCACGGGTAAATACCGCGGATTCGATGAGAGAGCCGTAGAGGTACAGGTCAGGATGCCGCAGCAGGACCTCATTGTCGGGCTGTTCGTCCCCGAGCGGCGGGATCTCCGCGTAGTAGGTCAGCTGGAGCTTGCCCGCCTGATCAGGCGTAGGCAGAACGAACAGGTCATTAGCTTCAACGGTGAAGCAATACGGCCGGCCCGTCTTCTCCAGCAGAAGAGCGTATTCATCAGGGGATGCGTACCACAGATTGACGCTTCCGTTTCCATCGGAAGGCGTCCAGACAATATCCCTCATCTCAAGAAAGACGTCCCATTGCCCCGGCACCCGTTTCATGGGTAAGGGCATCTGCCCTTGCCTCTTAGGAAGGGAGGCATGCGCCCTGTGCTCCATAGCGCGCAGGCGCAGCGTCCGATTCCCGCGCTGTTCCCACATACGGATGAATACAGGGATACGGTCCGTCAGATCCTCACGGCCAAGGTAGTCGGCTATTGCCGACTTCAGGCCCTCATATGTGGTGAGGTCAGCCATTACACCACCTCATTTGTTGTCCTGAACGCCCTGTTCATCGGGTCATTGAGGAACTTCCTCATGTCGTCCGGGTCATTGAGAATATCAAGCCCCTGCGCTTTGGCTATATCCACGGCGGCAACGGGGATACTAGCCACCTTGCGGAACGTGGGCGCAAACCGGAAGCCCCTAAACCGGTCACGGTCACGGGCCGCCCTGTTCAGGCGCAGAATGCCCGTAACATCCTGCTCACGGAAGAGGCGGAAGTCATCCGTCACATAATCCGTCACGCCGTCATCGCGGCGCTCAAGGATTTGCCCGGCTTTACCCTGTTGAAGATTGACGCTCATGTATCCTCCAAAAGGGGCCCGCCAGAAGGCAGGCCCCGGAAAAGCTAGGCGGCCTTCAGGTCGGCAAGGACGCCGGAAGAGGCCTCGTTACGGGCCTCAAGGGTGGCTTCAGCCACGATGAAGCCCTTTTCGGAATCGCCGGTCACGGCGAGGCGCTGTTCCTGGAACGGACGCAGGTACGCCACCTTCCAGTACTCAGGGTCGAGAACGAAAGCGCAGGCCTTGGAGTATGTTACATAAGCCTGAACCCTGTTCGGAACGAGCTTCAGGGCGCCAAAATCGGAAACGTAGACGTCGATGACGGCCGTAGCCTTCTTCATTTCCGCCTTTTCCATCTTGGTACTTCCGCCGGTCAGTACCTCAGACATTTTCACGCGAATATCCGGGGCCATCATAATTGTATTTGGGTTGCCACCGGCGTTGTAAATGCTGGTGAGCAGGGCCTTCAGCATGGCTTCAGTCGGGACACGGGCCGTACCGGCCGTGCAGGCGGTAGAAGAGGTCGCGGCCGTGCCGGAAGCACCACCCGCAAAGTTCGTGGTAAGCCAGCAGGGAAGGCCCGTCATCAGCCTGCCGCTGGTGCTTTCTCCGGCCGCAAGCTGGTTGCTCAACAGGGCAAACTCGAGGTCCTTCTTAATCTCTTTCATCCTAAGGGCCATCTGATGAGTGTACTGTTTAGTCACGCCGTTCTGAACAACGGCTTGCGCAGTGCCGGATACGCTCACGGCCTTCATCAGAATCTGGGTCTTGTTGCTCAGCTCCGTAGTGTTGGAGCCGGCGAAAGTGGTAACATCAATGCCTTCTTTCTGCGCGTTGGAACCGGGGGCCGTCAGGGCGTCCGTCTGCCACTCATGCAGGGTCTGGGACGCGGTAGCGCGCCCGCACATAGTCAGAAAGGGCGTATCCGTAGGGGATACGTCGAAAATCAGTTTGGAGAGATCGCGGGGCTTGCCGTTGACACTGGCATCCTTAATCTGTCCGCTAACTACAGCCATAAGTTAATCCTCCTAGTCCATGGCCGCGAGAGCGGCCGCAAGTGCATCTGTACTGTTCGGGTTCTTGTAAAATCTGGCGAACGCCTGTTTCTGGACGGAAGCGGTGTCATCCTTTACGCCGGAAGGGGCCTGCACCTTGGGGGCTTCCGCGACTTTCTGCGCGGCGGCTGCGCGGGCTTTTTCCATTTTGTCGTAGAGCATGGCTTTAGTGACAAGCTCAAGCTCATACCCTTTGGACAGGCTGTTAATAGCTTTGTCCGGAACGCCCGCGTCCTTCATGTACTTGTAAACCTCAGCCGTATACGTCTTGCCATCGTATCCGTCCCCGATAAGGGCGCGGATTTTTGGCTCAACGGTCTGATACTCAGCGGAGAGGCTCTGCTGATATTCCTGCGCGCGTTTGGCGGCTATGGCCTGCGCCGTCTGCCTGATACGGGCGCCGAGCGCCTGTACAGCGTCCGTTCTCTTCTGCGCTTCCCGCGCCATGCGGATATACTCAGTCGGGTTCTGTTCACTCAGGGCCTGCCAGTCAACGCCGGAATACTCGGCATTGACGATTGCCTCTATGAGCTGATTTGCCTGCCCGAGAAGGGCAGCCGCGGCGTTAATCTGATCGTCGCAGTCCGCGCGCTCATTAAGGACGGTCTGCCGCTCCTGCGCCATGGCCTGTGCATGGGCTTCAGCCATGGCATGCACGGCCGAGCGGGCGTCAGGGGCAAGCTTGCCCCAGGTATCAGCGTTAAAGCCTTCCGGCATGGGGACTTCGATCGGCTCAGTTGGGGCGGCTGGCTGCCCCTGCCCCTCATCTCCCCCGTCCTGCCCGGCGTTATCGGGGCGGTCATCCGGATTGGGGGCATCCTCTCCGGAGGTGTCTCCGGCGGCGGTATCATCCCCGTCCAGTGCGGAAACTATATCGTCCACACTCTCAAGAGGGGACGGTTCAGTGGAAGCGGGAGAAGGGATGTCCTTGATGACCGTATCCACGGCTTGATCTTCGTTCGCCATAACTAACCTCTACATAATTTTTTGATTTTATTCAACATTTGCAGGAATACGTTGTCTTTGGTGGAAAAAGCCACATCCTCAAGCGTTTGAAGAAGGCAGGCCTGCACCCTGTGGAGCGCCTGTAGGTCACGCCACAGGGCTTCACGCTCTCTGGGGGACTGTTCCCCCTTCCAGCGGGAGCATATGCCGTGCTCCACCTTTTTTACGGCCCCGATAAAAACGGAGCTGGTCAGGATGCGATACGCCATTTCGGCGTTCTCTCTGTCTTTCTGTGTGACGGTCATACGGATTGCTCCCTTATGTCAGTAAGGCCGGGCCCTTTTTGGCCCTGCATAAGGCGTGCGTAATCGAGCTGTTTTTCCAGCTGCATTTCCTGCGCTTTAAGGGCTGCGTTCGCCTGTACCTTAGCTGCCTGCACGGTGGCGTCAGACTGCACTTTAGCGGCCTTGCCCGAGGCGTCATTCTGTGCCTGTGCCTGCTTAATCTGCATATCGAGCTGGGCTTTCTGGAGCGCGGTTTGCGCCTTGACCTTCTCCACCTGGACTTTTGCCGCCGTGAGCGGGTCCATGCCCTGCCCGGCCTGTTTCTGCTGGAGAACAAGCTGTTCAGCACGTTTCGCGTCTTCTTCCGTCCCAAAGAAGCGTTCCGGCGCTTCCAGTCCGGCCGCCTCCACCATCTTATGGCACGTGTAGATGACGTTGCTGAGACGCACGGGAGACGCCGTACTCAGCTGCGCAATGAAGGATTGCTGAATCTGGAGTATCTGCTGATAGGCGGCAAGCATTTTCTGCCGGCTTCCGGTGCCAAGCCCCACGGCTACGGATATATCCATATCCGGGTCCCATTTGCGCGGGTCAAAATTCATGAAGCGGCCCTTAAGGCGCACCTGCACGGCCTTGTCATGGTAACGGTGCAGGAGGTTCAGCACATACCGGCCTAGCGGCTTGAAAAACATCTCCGCATACACTCTTGCTATCATCTCAAGGCGCTGATTAATCGCCTCTTCCATTATAGATGCGCCCGTGGCCGTATTCTGTAGAGTATCAGCGTCGAGGCTTTGCGTGCGGGACGTGACGCCTGAACGCCGCTCCACAAGCTGATCCGTCAGTTGGAGGCCCTGCACGGCCTCACTCGCCGAGCTGTTCACCGGAAGCGGCGTAATAGAGGCGCCTCCACGCACGCGGTACAGAGCGCCGGGTTTGCGCGACAGAAGCGAATCAATATCCGCCCATCCAGTTTGGTTAGGCCCGTAGTCGACTACGAGTTCACCGGAGTTGGCGAAGCTCAGGGCGTCCAGATACGAACGTGTCAGGTCAGTACGCAGGTCCTGCACGTCGGCCACGAGATCAGCGAGGCAGAGCCCCACCACCTGATGCGGCATTGGGACGGAGCAGGCCGCGAAAAGCGGGGCACGGTATAACGGCCACTCTTCCACGGAAAGGATCTTTGTGTCGGAACCATCGCCCACATATACGATCTTAGCCTTCTCAGCCATGCCGTCGCCGTTCAGGTCTACGTCCAGCCATGCCTCATAGACCTTGAAGCGCCGGTTTTCGAAACTTCCCGTTTCATCCGTGCCGTCAGCGGCGGAGTTGACACGCTGGCCTATGCTCTTTTCTTCAGGGTCATCATCCGCCCCGTAGACGGGGAGGTCCTCCAGCGTCTCACGCCTGTATCCTTCCTGCATGAGCTGTGTGGCCGTCCTGACTTCCCAGTGTGCGATAAAGCGGGCATGCTCCACATCCTCAGCTTCAGAAGACACAAGAACATTTTCCGAAGGAACGGGGTCAAGGCGCACGTCATGCGTGACCGTCTTTGTGCGCACGGTCACGGCGCAGGCCATGCCGCCCGGCATGGACGGGTCGGGGTACTGTTCCACCTCAGCCATGCCCCCACGGGCCTCTGTGTCGGCAATCATCGCCTGCGCTTCCTGTACGGTAAGGCCGGTGAAGCGCTCCATGGTCTGATGCTCTTCACGCGGCGCGTGTGCGAGGCACCACCCGACGCGCTGATACAGGCCATCCTTGAGTGTGTCATGTATCAGACGGAACATGCTACGACCAAAAACCACATTATTGACATAAAGTGTGGCGTCAGCGGCGGCCTGCTCCTGCGCAGGGGTGCGCGGTTCAAAGCGGATAATCTCATCACCGCCGGCGAACACACGCATAAGCCCAGGCATCGCCCACTCTATCGTCTCCATCACGGTACGGTCTACGTAGGTAGAGAGGCAGCGTTTCTCGCGGTCATCGTCCACACTGTACCCGTAGCCCAGATAGCGCTTTTTGAGTTTCGCGCGGTCGCTGGAGAGCTGACCGCCCGGCGTACCTATGGCGGAAGCGCTTTCCCTGATGACAATTTTGCGCACTTTGTCTTCTATATCTGTCAGCATATGGTAAGCCTTGTCCCCCGTCTCAGGGGCTCCATAGCCCCAGTATCTGTGCGGATGAATCCCACGGCGGCATACCGCATGGCATCCGCGCCGTGAGAAGTCCAGTCGTGGAGCGGCTGCGTGCGGAAACACTGATGCTCCTCGTCGTACTCTCTCTGATAGCCCCACAGGGCGGAAAGCCCCTGCGCGCATTTATCCTTATCTATGTAAGAGCAGGCCAGCACCTGCCGGACGCTCTCTATGCCGTCCATGACGGGCAGCTGCGGCGCGGCGGTGAAGCCGATACCCAGCCGGCGGGCCGTCTCAAGGCGGGTCACGCCCGTACCCAGCTCACGCACGGCTATGTCGTGCGGCGCTATGTGCTGCCCGTAGCGGTAGCCTTTCTTCGCCAGGACTTCGGCGTAGTGCATGAGTCCTTCACCGGAGGCCTCGTAGTAGTCGATAAAGCGGTACTGCCCGCGGGAAGTTCCGTCCGAGACCCACTGGAAGAACCAAATCGCCGTGGAATCAGCCATACCGAGGTCCCACGCCGTATGTACGAGCAGTGTAGGGTCTACCGGCACCGAGCCGATACGGCCGGCGCTCTCCGCTTCCTGAAGGACCCTGCCATAGTAGGAGCCCTGGGCCACGAGCAGGGGATTACCTTCCCACACGCAATCGTACTTGTCCGGGTCAGTCGCCTTGCAGTGCTCCATCTCAGCGCGGAGCACGTCCGGGAACCAGGGGTTGTCCCGATATGTCACCTTGCGGACATATGAACCGGGCGGCGGCGTGTGCACGATAAAGCGCTGCCAGACCGGAGCGTGCACCCGGTTTGGGTTGAAGGAGATCCATATCTCCGAGCCGGCCGTGCGCATGGTGGGGATAAGCAGGTCAAGCGACCGCTCCGATACCGTCTCCGCCTCCTCTATCCAGCAGTGGGTCAGCCCCTCGAAGGACTTTATCCGCTCAGGGCTGATGCGCAGCCCCGAAAAGATAAAGAGCGACCCATTGAGCCCGCGTATCTCGCTATCCGTAGACCTATAGAAGTCACCCATCCCGAGGCGTTCTATCTCATCATCGAGGAGGCGCTTCACGGAATCGCGGATCGAGTTCTGCACCTCACGGGCGCAGAGGCACCGGATAGGCCGGCGGCGTCCCTCTATGAGCAGAGCTGACGCAAAGGCACGGCTTTTACCACCGCCACGACCGCCATAGAAGACCTTATACCGGTGCGGCTTAAAGAGCTCCTCGAAAGCCTCAGGGAAGAAGGCGTCCACCCGCTGGATTACTTTGTCTTCTCTGCGCACTTCTTCGGTCTCCCGGCCCGCTTATGGGGCCGCACGAAAGTAACCCTGATAGCCTGCTCAGTCTGAATAGGCGCACCGTCGGGGCCGGAGCACTCTATGTGGGTAGTCTCCCTGTACCCCAGCCGCGTCTTGAGAAGGAAAATCATCATCCGCACATCGCCATCCATGGCCATCTGGTAAGCAGTCTTTGCGAGGCCTTCTGCGGCCTCAGCCATGCCGGCATCCAGCTCAGCGCGGTAATACTTAACCAAGGTGGCAGTTGTAGCCACCCCTATCTGCACGGCTATGTCGTGCTGCCTCACGCCATACTTAGCGAGGGCGCGGACTATCGCCCGCTTCTCGTCCGTAGGTACATGCTCATCTCTCATCTGTCATACATCCTCTTTATGAGACGGAATCGCAGGGCGTCCAGCAGCATACCGCCAGAGTTCCCGGCGATACCGCACAGTCCCACAAGGGCTATATCCGGCACCTTGTCCGCGAGAAGGGAGAAGGCCAGCACGCCGCAAAAGGCTGACACGACTATCTGTGTCAGCAGGTCGAGCCAGCCGCGGACGCCCTTCCGCAGGACGCGGACGACGCCGCCCACGAGGCCGAAAGCGGCACCCAGCGCACACAGCTTCATCAGTTCCCACCATCCGCCGAGGTCATGCATCACCGGCCACCTCCCTGCACTTTCTTCAAGAAAGCGTCTTTTGAAGCGCTGCCGAGACTGGAGCCGAGGTAGTACTGGACGACGGCGCCGAAGGCGGAAGCGAGCGTACCTAGGAGCATCAGCCCCGCATCTCCGAGCTCGGCCTTGCCGCCATGGAGGACGGCCCAGAGCATCACGAAAAAGCCCACGGTGACTATGCATGCCACTATGGACGTAGCCCAGCTTGCGCCGTGGCCAGTCTTGGCTAGCTCTACCTCTCGATCGCGGGCGCTCACCCTGTCGGTGAGCTCAGCCTGCACCTGGTCTCTCTGCCACTGGAGGAGCTGCGCCTGCTGCTGGATCTCCAGATCCTTCAGCCTGAGCAGCAGGTCGGGGGACTGCGCTATGGTGCGCTGCACGGCCTCTGGGTCAGGCTCACACCCGAGCGCGGACGCTATGAGTGAGCCGGCCGCACCAGCGATAGCGCCCACGGGACCACCGAGGACGCTGCCCAGCACAGGCGCCGCCTTAGCTACGGCACGGCCGACGTCCGCCCACTCCATCAGAGGAGCTCCATCAGGAGGCGCCCTTCCGCTGCTCGCCTCCCCAGGTACTCACCGCCCCATCCGTCACGGTCGAGGAGCGCGGCAGACGCCTTCCCCCAGTCGCCGCGGCGCAGGGCCGCCAGAGTGACGGGCGCACGGCGCTCAGCGCCACGCACCCCGCACTGGTAGACGAGAGAGAAGATCACGGCCTGCGCCTGCCACGGCAGATCGGCGTAGGCCAGAGTGTGCCGGCCTCTGTCCCACCACGGGACCACCATATCATCCATGTAGCCACGGTGCTCAGCGTCCGTGAGCTCACGGGCCTGCTCAGGGGTCAGGGTGAGCGGGCGGTTGCGCAGCGCACGGAGAGCGGCCCCGCGCTGGAGACCTATGTATATAAGGATAGCATCCATCGTGCCATCGGACACGCCCCAGCGTCTCAGCTGGAGGACAGACTGCTGCCCCAGGTCTACGCCTACACCTACAGTCACCCCCGAGGCGCCCATAGCCTCGTAGTCTGTCACGGGCTGGTGGCCCGTGTAGTTCGCCGTCCCACCGGACAGGCGCCGGCACGGGATATACCCCGTACACGTCATGGCCCCCTCTACCGTCTCCAGCCAGCGGAACACCTTTTCATACTGAATCGACATTTTTGTAACTTCCTGCAATCGATTTTCTACATTTTTGTAACTTTTTATAGAAGTTATGTCAAAAAGCTGACACTTACGCAAGGGAAAAGTTTTTTGAAAAAGTATTGACATCTTTTTCCGGAAAGAGTGCCTTGTTTTTCAAGGGAAGAGGGGGAAAAACTCAATGCCCACGACAAAAAAATAAAAAAAAGTTTTGAAAAGTTGTTGACAAAAAAACTGAAAAGCGTAAAGTTTTTTTCAACAGAGAGAGAAAAAAAAAAGAAAAAGCCTCTCTCAGAAAGGAGAAAAAGCTATGACCACTACTTCTACCAACGAAAAGCTCATCGCCGCCCTTGAAGAAAAAGGCTTCAAGCACTGGACAAAGGGGGATAAGGATCGCATGTACGTAGACGCCGAGAAGCTGGGTCTCAAGGTCCAGAAGTACGGGTCCGGTGCTGTAAAGCGCGCAGAGTGGGATGGAGAAAAGATCTCCAACCGCGAGGGGGCAGCTATGCTGCATGCTAAGACATATCTTGACCTCACGGATATGTCCGTCCATAGCGAAGACAGTGATCTTTTCGCCGCCGCAGAAGCTATCATCGAAGAGTGCCGCGCCAGCCTCGAAGAAGAGGAAAAGAAGGAAGAAAAGGAGACAGCTATGCTCACCGACACCGCCATTAGCGCTATGCAGGAGCTCTACCAGAGCATCAGCTACGACGCCCGCATGGACTACTGCACGAAAGAGATGGCCCAAAGTATATGCCGGCACACGCTCGCAAAGGAGGCCGAAAAACGCGGTATCGCAGACCCAAGTATGATGAACCCGGCCACGGGGTCTGTGGACAAGCTCAGTGGCTGGATCTGTGACTACATGGAGCTCACCCCCGAGGAGTGGGGAGGGCATTACTTCTCAGACGCCGGGCTTGTCGAAGTCCGCAAGAACTCCACCGGCGCATGGGAGGCCATGGAGGCAGCCCATGAGTAAGGGGGGCGCCCGGGAAGGGGCCGGACGCAAGCCGTCCCCGAGGGCGGCCGTCCAGATACGGATGCACCCCGAGGACTACGAGGCCCTGAAGGCGGCCGCGGAAGCGGCCGGGCTCAAGCCCTCCACCATGGCGAGAAAGATCATCCTCGCCCACCTGTACGCCACAAGATAAGAGAAGGCCCCGCACACGCGGGGCCCTTCCTTCACATATGCTTCGTCGGTATCATTGCGCAGTTATGATGCAGAATTGTATTCCTCAAGCAGCTGAGCGATCTCTTCATCATCCAGGGTATCTCCCCAGCTGCCAATGGTTCCAAGGAGATCAGACAACCCACCACAGGCTTCAGCCTCGTCATATAAAGCCTGTGAAATAATGTGCGAGAGGGGCCGGGGCTTTTTCGGAAGATGGTTCAGCGCCTTCCATATTTCGTCAACTATTTTTGCTTCGTACATTCCAATTCTCCTTGTGCCTGAGATTCCAGCCAGGCTACCACGTTTTCGTAGAAGGCTCTGTAGGTGCGCTCCCCCAGCCTGATGATGGGAGCACCCCGGGTATACCAGGCACGGACCGTGCCCCTGGAGACACGAAACCGTGCGGCTATCCCTGACAGGCCGTAAAGGAGTTCCTTATCGCCCACTCGCCACTCCGTGTTTCACGCGATCCGCTTCCTCGGCGCTGGACTTTTGCAATCCTCGGCAATGGAAGAAGAAAGCCTGATAAGACAATGTTCCCGTAAGTGCCGCCAACTTCCGCGAAGTTAACCGTAGGTCTGACGGTAGTTTTTCAGTGCGGTCGGCTTCATGAACCGTATTGTCAAATTAAATTTACTACCTGTCAAGGAGGCCAGTATGTAAATTGTCATAGACGCACAGCAAGGGTAGGAGAACAATATGGATAAGTGGAAGGATACAGCTAATCGGCTCTGGCTGGCCGTCTTCGCCAAGGTAAAGGCGCTAGACGCCGAGGGAGAAACCCTGCAGGCCATTGCTGATAAAGTCGGGGTTAAGAGCAGGCAGAACGTAAAGGCGTGGCTATCTGGCGCGCGTAAAGGAGGCGGCATCGCCTTTCCCGAGCTCATGACCTACGCCGAACGCCTGGGCATCGACTATCGCAACTACTTCCCCGGCGGTGAGCCCCCCGTGATGGAGTTCCCGGACTGCGCGACGTGCAAGAAGCTTCTAGCGAAGGAGAAAGAGAACCAGAAACTCCAGCAACAGGTGGACAAGATGCGCTTGGAGCTGGCCAAGCGCGATGGCATGGTGGAGGTCTTGGAACGCCAGCTTGAACGCCAGGCTGAACAGGCAGGGAGATAATCCTGCTGCGCGCAAGCCATGCAGGGTGATACAATTTGAAAAACGAAGAAACTATATAAGCAAATTTAATATGTTTATTACGCATAAAAGGATCATCTATGCCGTTAAATAAACAAGATAGAACTTTGATAAAAGAATTGACTATTGAAAAATTTCGTGGTTTAAGCAATATCCATATATCTTTTGGGGAAAAAATAACAGTTATTTGTGGAAAAAACGGCACATCCAAATCTACAATACTTGGAATTTTGGCACAAATATGTAGTTTTGAAAAAGACTATACAAATTATCCAGATATAAATCCTATAAATTTTAAAACGCTTGGCAATTATCAATATAAATCTCAATTTTCAAAGCATTTTAGATTGTCAAGAAAATTTGACAACCCAAAAGAAATGAGGGCAATATTTTATATTCATGATGGGTATTCAAAAAAAGATCTTTCAAATTTAAAACTTTCTTTCACGAAAACTTCCGACAGAGATTTTCCTAGACCTGTGGTAAGGAACAACACATCGATTGTTGATGAGCACGGGAAATCGATTAATACAAGTAGAAATATAACACACCCTGTCATTTTTTTAAGCGTTGGGAGACTTTTGCCAATCACAGAAAGGCAAAAATACGAAGAAGGTACTAATGCATATATTGCAGAACATAAAAATGAAATTTTGAATGATATAAATAATTTATTATGTAAAAATCCAAACAAAAATATTTTAACTGCCACAGAAGGAACAATATCTTCTATTGTTTCTCACGATGATAAATATGATATAGAATCAGTTTCTGTCGGCGATGATAACGCAGGCCAATTAATAGAAGCGTTATACTCTTTTAGATATTTGTCTGAAAAATATGAAAATTACCACGGGGGATTATTTCTCATAGACGAAGCTGACGCTGCATTATTTCCAGCAGCGCAAGAGCAACTCATAGATATATTAAATCATTTTTCCAAACAATATGATATACAAATAGTAATAACTTCTCACTCACCAATTATTATCGAAAAGATATATCAACTGTCGCAAAAAAGCTCTAAAAGTAAAAAATCTGAAAATGATTTTAATGTTGTTTACTTAACAGATAGTTATGGTGATATATCTGTGCAAAATAACTTAAATTGGGAGAAAATTAATGCTGATCTCTATGTGAGAACAATACAAGTTAGCGCACAAAAATACCCACAAATTAATGTTTATCTTGAAGATGATGAAGCAAGACACTTTTTTAAAAGATTGATTACTAATAGAAAAATTAAAAAAGTTATAAATATATCCGAAGCAACGATTGGTTGCAAAGAATATGAACGTTTACTTACGCAAAAAATACAAGAATTTTCAGAAATGAGCGTTGTTTGCCTCGATGGAGATTTTAAAACGAAAAAACAATTCAAGACTGTTGTTCTACTTCCTGGAGATATCCCTCCTGATCAGTTATTGTTTTTAACACTTTACAATCTAAAAGAAGATGATGCTTTTTGGAAAAATAAAATAAATTTTTCAAAAATGGTATTCTATAGAGAATCAAATAAGATTCTAAGCAAATTTCCTTTTGGTAAAACAAAGCCGTTGACAATGAATGATTTCTCGAATATCATAAAAGAAGTATCGTGCAATCGCGAACTTTTCAAAAATTTTTTCAAAAATCCTACAATACAAGAAGCTTTAAGAAACAAGTCTACGGATCCTTTCTGTCTTTGGTTGAATAAAAATAAAGATTCTGCGGAAGAGTTTAAAACAAAATTTTACGAAAAATTGAAGTATTGCCTTTCGAAAAAAGGTTGTCCTCTTTCACAAATTAATATTTTATTCTCTTGAATATGAGTACTACGCTTACACCATTGAGATATCCAGGCGGGAAAAGTAAACTTTTCCCATTAATAAAAAACATACTCTATTCAAATTCATTATTGAATGGAGTATATGTTGAACCATTTTCTGGTGGAGCTGGTATATCTATTTGTTTACTTTTGAATAACTTAGCTGAAAAAATAGTTATTAACGATATTGACTATGCTATATATGCATTTTGGAAGACACTAAAAGACAGACCATACTGGCTATGTGACAAGATATCAAGCACAACAATAGATATTGATACATGGAATATACAACGGAATATCAATGCCAACAAAAAAAATTACAGTATTTATGATGTTGGTTTTTCAACATTTTTTTTAAATAGAACAAACAGATCCGGGATTATTAGAGGTGGTGTTATTGGGGGAAGAAAACAAGCTTCAAATTATAAAATTGATGCCAGATTTAACAAAAATAATTTAATAAAAAAAATTGAATCCATAGCGACATATCGTGACAGAATCAATTTATACAATTTAGACGCTATCAAGCTAGTCGAACATATTAAAGATGATATCGGAAACAACTCTTTAATATATTTCGACCCTCCATACTTTCAAAAGGGTAACTTGCTTTATACTAATTTCTACAAAGAAAATGATCACAAAATATTATCTAAATATGTAAAAAAATTAAAAACACCTTGGATTGTTACTTATGATAATGTTGATAAAATAAAGCAAATATATAATCAAGATTTTATTGATTTAAGAATTAGCTATTCAGCTTCTTCTGTTAGGTCAAAAGGAAAGGAAATTCTATTCTGGGGAAATATAGAAAAACCTCAGTTAGAACAATAATATCCCCGCCCTCATCTCCTGAGCGCGGGGCTTTTTGTTGCCCGTCCGCGCCCCCCTTCTTTGAAAAACCATCCGGAACAGACTCTCAGACAAGGGGGTCGCCGGAAGGCCTACGCAGGGCGAGGTGAGAGGGGAGTGTAGTATGACCGTAAAATTTTATTTACTTTAAGTTTATTTGGTAAAATAAATTTTACATACTAACCTCTACAACGGGGCAAAAGCCGTCGAACGAGCCACACAGGGCGAAGTATCTCCATAGGCCGCATTACGGTCAATTAATACCGCCTTAGCCGCATGATCCAAACATTCTTTCCTCGTCATTTCAGTTCTCCTGTTTTCCTGTTGTTTTCTCCATATGCCATCAGAAGCCACAAAAACGACTCTCTGTTGCGTTTCCTGCTTTTTCCGTGCCCCATAGGTTTTTACTCCAAAAAGCCTCCACAAGCCGTACAGCGGCCTCACAGAGGCATATCCGTCTGTCATATCCGGCTGCCATCCTGATACAGGGTACTGCGGCACGTCTCGACGTCCTGCACGGTGTCACTGAGGTTGTAACCGCCCTTCCTGCGCAGCTTCGCCCAGCACGCAGGGCAGCGATAGTCTGTCGTGGGTGCGCCACAATCGTGGCAGCGGCGCATGTACGCTCCGCTGCCCATCATCGCCGCTCTACCGCGTGCCCCGCCCCGCCTTTCGGGGAGACCCTGAAAAGCCTGCCTGTGATAGCGCATGTACTGCCATATCGCGGGCACTGTCCGGCCTAATGCGTGGGCGGCCTCCTCGGTTGTCCTGCCGTCTCTGAGCATGGCTACGAGTTTGACAACGTCGTCCTTCGTCCATCTGCCTTCATTCATCGTTCATCCTCCAGTGCGGAGATGGTCAGCACCACCTGCCCGCCAGCCCTGGGCTCGCGCACCGTCACCGTCTGCCGCTTAACCTGGGAGTCGTCACGCCAGAGGTGAGCGTGGGTCAGCGCGTCGAGCACGGCTTTGCTGTAATTATCCACGTCACGCCTTCGTCTGTCCGGCGGGTAGAGCTCCATGGTCATGGCGATGTCTCCATCGAGAGGTGCTTTTGGGAGAACTCCATGGCAGCGCGCCACGGCCAGCCGGCTCATCACATCTGCCCGGAACATCCGCGCCTCCCTGGTCAGGTAGATTCGCCCGGATGGTGTTTTACGCCAGACGTGGTTTACCGATGGCGGCCATGCGATTTCGATTTTCCAGTCAACTTGCACCTTTTTTGCCTCCGCCTGGGCTCCCCCAAATATCCCCCTATAGGGGGATATATTTG